ATGTGTGAGCGACATAAATGTCATAAAAAACCGAGTCCATTTTACTCTCCATTTTCCTCAATGATTAAATCAATCTCGTCGAGTTCACCGCATGCGAGTAATTCCTCACATTCCTCGATAAGTTCGTCACGACTTGCATTCGGCATGCCGTTAACTACGTTCCGAATTCCATCGGTGGATATATCTGAATAATCGTAGTGCATTTTACTCTCCAATTTCTGCTTCTGTAATAACGAACGCTTCAAGTTCGTCACCAGTTGTTTTGTTCATAAGTGAAATATTAAACGCACCATCTTTCCACGCCATCGTAATGTGTGGCTCGTTTGGACGCTGATAATCACCAGCATTTAATTCCATGTCTTGGTGAGCAAGCAATATTGCTTGCATCTCGGTTTGATTGACTCGCTGGTATGTGTCAGCGGTGTTTGTATTCGAGTTAAAATAAGTTGTTACATAAACTTTGTTCATGCTATTTCGCTCCATTTGTTGCAAATTTCTCGCCAGGTATCTTTATAAATGCTAACGAATATATCACCGACTTCTCCGCACCATTCTTTGATGCCATCATTATATTCGAAATATAATATCACACAATACAACACAGCAAATATTGACACACAAAACGCAACCACAAGATTATATGTGGCTGCGATTATAAAGATGATTTTGGTTAATAATAATTTCATGCGTATGCAATCAGTTGATTGAACCATCCGATGTTGCCGATCAAAATGCCAAGAACATAAAATACGAGAATGTTAGGCGCACCAAGCAGAATTGAATGAAAGAACATTGATCCGTTCCGAACGAGCACCGACATCACAAACGCAACGAGAGCTAATGCCGACGATAACGTAAATAAGTAGAACATTCCTAATACTACAGTTGTTTCGTTCATTGTATAAATCTCAGGTATGAAAGATAAAATATCAATTACATTGAATGATAAGTTTCAGTAGAAGGATCGCAGCAGGAAGGAGTGTTAACAGAAATTTTAAAACCTTTACCATTAGGATTCAACAAATTCTTTTTGGTAACTGACTTTTCGATGTTCTGTTTGAAATCGTTGATTTCAGCAATTGCATAATCGTTGCGGTCGATCCCAGCATACAAATGCGAATTGAAACTATCTTTGTTGCGTTCAGCACGTGCTGCATAAACGGCAACCAGACGAGTCAGAGCGGCTTTTGCTGCGCGTTCTGTCTTGTAAGATTTCTTCGCCATCAGAGAATGTTTACGCGGATCGAGCAGGTATCGTGTGGTTTCTTTGTGATATATAACGTACATTTTGGACTCTTTTTGATTGAATATAGGGATATTATACCCGCTTTTACCCTAAAGGTCAACAGTTAAGCAGCGCATTGTACCGTAAATAATCGATTAAAAGTGTGGTTATTGACATGTATTATCTTGTGAAACATCCCCGTATTCCGCAATAATCTTGCCTCGCGTTTTTTGTTATTTCTCATTTTTGTCAGCTTTTTCTGCAATGAACGAGCACGATAAAAGGCTTGAAGTTTTGCGGGGTTGCGAACGATTTGCATCCACAAAACCGCATGCATTGTACCACGATCTGTGTTGCATTTGTGACATGCCATTCGTAGATTTACCTTACGATTTGAGCCACCTTCTGATTTTGGAATCAGATGTTCTCGTGACGCCGTTCTTTTCCGCATCTTTGATTGACCCTCTTGTTTGAGATAAGTTTGACATTGGCAGAAATAACACTTTCCATCCTGCTGATTCCACAGTATTCTAACACTACAAGCCATGTATTTTGACCAATATTTTACTGAATAATACCCTATTATACCTGCTTTTACCCTTACAGTCAACGCCTAATTGCTTATTTTTGCATTCTAATGTGATTCGTATTTGACCCTATTAACATAAATACATTACCAACTATCAAAGGGAGATTGCAATAGTGGACAAATTTTGGGAATTCTTAGGAAACGTGATAATGAAATTGATTGATAAGATGAATGTATTCATGCTTTTAGTCATTCTGTTTGCGATCGGTTACATGAACCGAACTGACTTATCTTTTCTATTAGACAAGTTGGGTTCGATGACTACATCTATTCTGCCGTAATTACGCATCAATAATTTCTTCTATAATATTCCATAGCACATTCACGTTGTGATCATTTCGATTGAATACATTATCTGGTTCTTCTTCAACATTAACAAGTACACGAGCAGGTGGGACATCTTCTAACAATCGAAGCGGTTTGACATATTTCATCAACGAGATGGCTGTCTGGTATGCTATTGTTTTATGGAATTTTCCACCAAGCATATGATACGATGAAAATTTTTCTTGTGTAGCAGACACAAAATCACAACCAGAAATTCTTGTACTAACTCGTTCACCACTATCAACAAGAATTGTATCTTCTCCATCTCGAACTTGAGGATTGTAAATTTTGTACTGAGTATTAAAATGGTTGATCGGGTGAGTTTCATAATTAAAATTATGCAACTCACCTTTGAGTATTTTGCTGACAAACGAAAAAGTATGATCGTGAATTTCCGTGTTGACATTTTGGTGGGGGATATCAGGATGTCCCCAGAAGTTTAATCGATGATTCTCACCAATATCTAATTGTATAAATCCGTTGCCATGAACTCGTGGTGGATCATAATCGTCCGACAGGTCTTTGAGATAATCGATGTCTAACATTTTAATCATTTGCTGTGTACGCCAAGTAAAGAATTAGAACACCAACTCCAAACACAAGTAGGCTTTGTTTAACCATTCCAATTGTAGTTACAATACCACCACAACTCCACACAATCAAACAGAGTTTTGCGTTAATTGCACCAGATAAATCGTTGTTAAATAATTTCATTTTCTGTTAAAATATTCCCATTGTTCATCGTCGTCCTGACGAACAGGTTGTAATGTTCCATCACGATGATACTTAATCATGCGACCAAGAGTAGTTGCTAAAATAAAACTTACCAGCAACCATGCAATACCAACTAATAAAATATTCATAATGTTATCCTAATACAGATTCCTGTATTTGTTTTGCGAATTCGACATCCTTAAAGAAATAATTACGAACAGTCAATTTGATGTCGTCACCATCATCGTAGGCATAAAAATTGTAATACCCTCGATCTGTTTCAACACGATATTGATCAGCCGTGACTTTGCGAGATCTACCACGACCATAATCATATCCTTGTTCAAACGAAACGTTTGCATTTGGATATCGACTTTTCAATTCAGCCATCGTACGTTCTTTCAAAGACTTCTTGAAAGCAGCCACATCTTTCTTCTGTTGTTCGTTGGCGTGAAATTCTTCGACTCGTTTGATGACGGTTTTTGGATTCGTATAATATCGTTCAGCATAATTATTGTATGCGCCACATAATCGATATTTGTATCCACGTGAGCCAGAACGATATCCATTGTATACGCGATGCTCTACGATACCAATTGATTGGTCAGAGCCACAACATTCAAACGTCACTAACACAGCATCCAAACCGTTTGTATCCTTTCTTCGAACAAAGGTAAGAATGTTATTTGTATCAGCAGTCTCAAGTGATTGTGCGAGTTGTTCGATCCGATCGATTTGCCTTTGTTGAATCGCTCGTTGTCGCTCTTCTTCTATTTTACGTTCACGTTTTATTTTATCTTGACGTGCTTGTTCATTATCTCGTTCGGTCTGAATCATAACGAGTTCTTCTTTTGTTAATTCGATTTGAGTTTCCATAATAGTATCCTAAAGTGAATTAAGTAAGTCTTCTTTTGTTTCATACATGTCAACAAGAGCACATCCAACTTCCTTGTTATTTCCTTGACCAGCACTAAATTTTCCTTTGACTAATTTAAAAAATAAATTGGTCGCATTATAACCTCCACAAGTATCCATTACTTCTGTGATGCTGTATATCATTTTATGTACGGGTTTATTACTTTCCATTACCCATACTTGATCATAAACTTTTGGTATATCTTTCATTCTTCTGTCACTCCGTTCATTGCATCCAGCACTTTTTGTGCTGCTCTCTTCTTAACTTCACTGCCGCCAGGAAGCTTGCAAACTTCATCCTTAAAATAGCTTTTACCAGTTGGATAAATTGCCCAGGCTTCTTCATAACGACTTACTTCAACCAGAAGCATTGAATATTTTGGTTCTTTATTCATTTTAATTTCCTAAAGGATTAATGTATGTTGTTTCGTGCATAATTATTTCACGAAAGAATAAAACCTTTGTTGCACATTGTGGCATATCGCGTAAATATTCTCTCGCTTGTTCGTATTCGGCTTGTGGAAGAAAGTCACGAAAACCAAAGAATTCAACCGACATAATATGTTCGGCTTCTTCGTAATCATCACGTGCTTGCTCGAAATTATAAACCGCCACACTCCGTATTGATACTTTATTCATATTAAAATTTATACCGGACCATGAGAAAGTTGTAACCAGTATTTGATTCGTCTTCTGGTCCTTTTGGTAACCAACTTAGGCCAGGAACATTTCTACACACATCTTTACAATTGCTTCTGTGCTTCACACCGACAGACCAATCTTCGTTTATGTTGTAATCAATTCGAAGTTGATATGCCATGTTTGTTCCAACCAATTCGAGTTCGTCTGCATATTCAATACCGAAACCGTACTCGACAGAACCGTTAGTGTAATATAAATCACCACCGATCGTATTGTTGTTGCCTATGTATGCAGTCCAGTGTTTCCATTCTTCGCCAAAATAACGAAGCTCAAAAGATTGTTCATCTACACGATCATCATGAATAAATTCCTGTCCACCCGCAATAGAAAATTCCGCATTTGATGAAAGCGGAAGTAGCAACAAAGACAGAGGAATAAGACGCTTCATCCGCGAAAATCATCCAATGCTTTTTGTGCTATTTGTTTTGGGAGTGGTTCAGGAAGAGATGCAATGTGTACAAGTACTTGTTCGTAATCATGCAACCGCTCAATTAAATCGAGTGCTGTTTTTTGACACAACGATGAAGTTGTGGATGCAGATAATTCGATAAATGCTTTACTCGTTAATTTATCCATTTTATTCTACCTTTTCTCCAGTCATCGCATCATAGATATCCCAACCAACTGGATTTTTCATTGTCATTATTTCGACCATCGTTCTAGCAAATTCGATCGTATCCGTCTCAGCAGGTTCAGATCCTTGTCGCCATGACGGACCATGATATGCACGGTTATTATACATACGAGATTTTTTACAAAGATGATATCTCATTAGAACGTACCATTCCAAAATGCACTGTCGATAATAATTACCTCAGCAGCATTTTCAATTGTATCTTCACAACGTGCGTCATCGATAAAATCGAGGCACATGGGTTCATCGAAAGTTTTACGAACTTCTCGTAGCACTTCCATTTCAGTAAAATTGTAAGTCATACCCAATCCTTTTCAATAGAGACTCGATCGCCCCAAACTAAAAGTAAAGCACCACCAACTCCGAGTGCAACCATATACATAAGGGGAGCAGAATCGTTAACACAACCTGCTGCTACTAATAACATAAAACCTGAAATTCGACGTATCATAATTCCATCTCATTTATTTCTTCAATTGCTTCTTCAACAGAAGCAGCGGTAAAACATCGCCCATCTTCTGGACCATCGTAATCTTCATGGACTGCATCATAATCGTGACGACGATTAGGGACTGGTTTTGGATTGTATGTTATAATCCAATCTTTGTGTTTTGTACTCATTAATAACCAGCCTGTTCAGCCATTATTTCATATTTGGTGGGTTCGAGTTCCATCGCAACACGATCTTCTTCGCGATCGAGCTTGTCTTGCGCCTCAAGCATTTCCGACCAATGATCGTAATACTCGTCTTGCTCTTGTGCGATAACACAAAGCGATTGCAACTCGGCCTCGAGTTCTTCGATGGACATTTCGTCCATGTTCATCCAACGAGGCTTGATACCATGAACTTCCTTATACATCTCAACTACATCTACCTGAGCCATATAATGCTCGTATTGAGCAACTGTGTAAATACCATACTCTTCCCAATGATTGGGATCAGTAACAATAAAACCAGCCCAACGATTTGTGGGGTCAGCATCAACCCATTCCTGAGTTTTTGCATTTTGTGCTTCAATATGTGCAATAAGTTCTTTCATAACAATATGTGATTTTGTTGAAATATGCGTATATTATCCCCTAATTAAACCCTAAAGTCAACAGGCAAACAACCGCATTGTCCCGTTAAAATTTTTGCCAATCAATGTACACACACTCGTTGAACACCCACTCAGGCTCATGTTTCTCCTGAGATTCAAGGGTTACGCCGATTAAATCCAATAAGTGATGGATCATTTCGTGACGAAGTACGATGACTTCATACATATAATCAACATCGATATAAATTGTGTGAGTATTTGTATCCATCGCACCGATTGGTTTCGGCATATTATCTGCTTGCAAATATCGGACTGATACTTTGTATGGTGTAATTGGCGCTGCGACACCAACACATGATTGGACATCTAACCAATGTGCCTCAAGGTGATCAGCAATTGGTTCTGGCAGCTTTCCGTAATACCATATTTCGAAATTTAATGACGTTTCATTTGGTGTAGGTTTAACGTAGTCAGAGTTGTGACCAGAAGAACCGCCACAACCGATCGAAAGTATAATTAACATCACGACAATTGATGGTCGCATTTTACTTGCCTGTTTTTGACCAGAAAGTAATTTCATCAATAGATAAACCTTTCAACTGTATTGTGTGAACCACAACCTCAGTATTCATTATCATTTCATTATCTTTCATTCTATAAATGTGTGCAAGAATAGTTCCGCCGCGATTATTCGATCCGAGTGGGATCGTAAACATTCCACCATCATTTACATGATCGCGAAGTTTATTGATAATGTCATATGCGGTTTTCTTACTCAATGTTATCCTTCCATCCAATATTCGTAAGTCGCTGCCCTGTTACACAGCACACCGAAATCGTTATCAGCACCATTCGCATCACCAAAATATCCGACACGAGTGCTCCCCACACCAAGCCGATACGTACCAGGAAGTGTCGCATAATAATGCGTGTAAGGATCTTCGCCACTTCCACTTCGTTCAACAACATTCAGATGACGAAGTTGTACTTCATTCATCCACGATTGAAGATCAGAAAATTCTTGTACACTCATATGGTTATTCATTAGTATAAGTTCTCAACGGGTTCATCCATGCACGCAGATCCATCCATCTCACCATAAATGTCTTTATCGCTTACTGCAGGGATATTGATTTCAACAACCTCACCAAATTCCAAAGCATTGATTTGTTCTAATGCTGTATCTTCTTTGGTTTTTGAAAGAGAATTGATTTCATCTTCTAAACTTTTGATGTACCGAATGGCTTCCATAACCATGTTCCGTTGTCGTGGTGAAATCGTACGATCGTTTACCATACGTTTAAGTTGTTTAATAATTTGTTCGTCTATCATGTTCATTCTCCAATTAAAAAATAACCACCAACTACTAATACTATAATTGGCACCAGAAAAAATAAAATGTTCTTTCGTGCTAATTTAACTTCTTTATATTGGACGGTGTATCTGTTCCAATATTCGATTGCGTCTTGTTCTGAACCTACAACATCAACAAATAGTTGACATTCACAACAACCTGCTGACCACGTATCGCGGTTGCGTGTTATCGGATATAGCGCATCATCAATATGACTTTCGTCAGTTATGTCAACGCCACATTCGGGACAATTATTAAGATTCGGTTTCATCTGCTTCTTTCATCAGTTGTTCGATGTGACAATAATCACAAGTGACAACATCATCAATAATATTTTCATTGCCACGAACTCCGCCACGACCACATCCTTCAACTTCACACTCGTCGGGCAAAAAGTGCCATACCCACTCAATTAATTTTACGATACTATGCGTTAGGAATGGTGACATCTTCTTGTACCTGTTTTGGTTTGCGACGAAGTATGGCAGCTAAACCACACCACACCAGTTTGAAAAAAGTTTTGATTGTGGCAAAAATAACCGCACCAAACAGTGCAATTATCCATCCGATAACGATGCTGCCAACCCATATAATTAATGCGCGAATCATATCACACCTACCATTTGAAGTAATTTTTCAACAGACAAATACCAAGCCCAAAATGGTCCAAAACATACGGAAAAGAAAGTGCTCCAAAATCCGTTTGCGATAACCACACCAGCTATCCAACCAAACCCACCTATAAAGCAGAGAATGCGATTGACTGGACTACCTAAATCTATTGTGATTTTCTTTATTTTCATATCCCTATTATACGTGATTTGCCCCTTAAAGTCAACAGGAAAAACCCCTTATAAAACAAGGAGTTAGAGGACCCGCAGTTTATGTGGGTTATCGATCGATATACCACTTTGTCAGCCAATTAAACACCCGCATGAAACGTGGTGTGTGATGAACGTCTGATTTAATTGATTGAACCCACTCGTCTTCGGTCGCAGGTATTAAATCACCACTTGCAATCCACTCAGGACCGTCAGGTGGGAAGTGTTTATCGAATGGAATCTTTGCTTCTTGACCTACATAAAATCGGTTATCGTCTTCTGTGATCTCCCATCCGTGATCAAAATTGTACACTTTGTTATTAATTTTTATTGCCATTGCAATGTCGTGATCATAAAATGAGGTCAATTGAATTCTATACAGCGCCATTCTGTTCTAGCTCCAATTTTGCTTTAACCATTTTAACGAGTGCTTTTGAACCACGAGCATCAACGAAAGTTTTGAATCCACAATGTGGACATACAGTTTGTTCGGGTCTATCGACAGGACCATACGCACTACCAAATCCTTCTTTTTCACATTGCGTGTTTAGGCAAATCATTCGGTGTGATGTCACTAACATAATATTTCCTCTTAGCTTATAGTATCTATCAAATTTGATTATATGTCAACCAGAAAATAAAAAACCCGCAACGAGTGCGGGTTTAGTGTGAAGTTATGTGGAGAATAGATTACCCTTTAAATATCCATCTGACATTGCCAGATTGTTGGTCTTTTTGAGCTTTATAATTCTTACTGAGTTCATCCATACTAACGTTCGCAGCTTTTTTGGTTTTTAAATCAACAAGATTTAACTTGGATCCACCAACTGATTTCACAACATAGAAATTACCATCCTTTGCAATAATGTGTCCAGCATCTGGCATCATACGTTGTTGATCTTTACCACCGCCACCAAGCTTCTTAATTACTTCTTGTTGCTTAGCATCTATTTCATCTCTGCCTTGATCGGCAAGTGCTTGTTTTGTCCAATCTCTAACGTCTGCTTTTCCCATTGCAGCAGCAGATACTTCATTCAATTGATCAAGTAACTCTTTGGTAGATGAAACGTTATAGCTTTCCAAAACTGTTTTTATGAGAATTGCATCCCCATGTATTTCTGTAATTAATGACATAAAAAAACCCCACAAGTGTTATGTGGGGTATTTATGTGAGTGATTTGATTGGTTGGTATTTTACAGGTTGATCACTGTAACATCTTCGTCCAATTCAGCATCATCAGCCATAACTTCATCACGAGCATCCCAAAGAATACTTGCGGCAAGTCTGATAATTGAGTTGATTAAAGGAACGTCAGCGAAGTAAACAACATCACCAAAAGTAAATTTAACGGTTGTACCATCGAGTTCTTCGACAGTATCTTCGACACCAACAAAGTGGTTGAAGTCAAGAGGATTGATCATTGTGACAGCTTGATCTGATTTGATGAATTCGTTTTGCTCGTTCAGTATATAACCAGAAACGACCAGAACATTCTGTTCAAATCGATCACCGCGTCTTTTCCATTGTACATTTGACATAATATAATCTCGATAATTAAAAAGTTGCGTAGTCGCCTATCGGCTCTTGCAAGGACTTTCACCTCTACGACTTTGTTAATTCGTTTGTTAAACCAGCCCCTCTCCACAATACGCTGTTTAAACTCTTCCACACAATCTATGCGGACTTACCTCTAACATTAAACCAGCCCCACCTCAATACGCTGCTTAAATCTCCGCACCAGTCTATGCGGCCTTACCTCTGATTGAATCGCAAAGAATTTAACGACTCAATAGGTATATTATACGGGATTTGACCCTAGAAGTCAACAGGGAAACATGTTTATTTGTGGCATTTTTGCTGTTTTTTGACCTTATTGTATAACTTTTAACCTAACGATAAATACTAAATCACGATATAATAGGAATTTTCATGGGCCAAGAAAAGATAAATGTTCAGCAGCAGATAAAAACGATCTTCGTCAAAGACGTTGAAAACTTATCTGCAAAGGGAAATGTCCGAGCTGCAACAGTCGCTCCAATCACACTATCAGGAACACAAACGATCGATAATATCGCGTTAGTTGCTGATGACAGATGTTTAGTAAAAAATCAAGCTGACGCTGCTACGAATGGAATATATGACGTTAAAGCTGGTGCGTGGGTTCGCTCGGCTGATAGTAATTCATCAGAGGCGATGTCATCTGGAACACAGACGTATGTTCAAGACGGCCTAATAAATGGTGGACAAATATGGTTAATGGAAACGCTCGATCCAATTACATTAGGAGTAACAGGTCTTGTTTGGAAAAGAATTGCAAATGCTGTTGATGTCGGATCGCCAATAGGACTTACAGATGCGCCTTCCGATGGTGTCACATACGGAAGAAGAAATGCTGATTGGGTTGAAGTAATTGATACTCTTGGCGATCAAACAATCGCTAATAATTTAATGATAGCAGGTTCTTCTGCTACTCTTGAATTATCTGATTCAGATGGATCCGTCGACAACAAAGAATGGCATATAATTAGTGACTCAGAAGAATTAAGAATCCGTCCAGTCGATGATAGTGGAATTGGAGGAAGTCCGATTGGCGTTGGTGATGCAATTGTTATTCAACGAACTGGTGTAATTGCTGACGTAGTAAATCTTACTGGAACCATCAACCAATCAAACGGAAACGAAATAATTTCTACCGTTGGTGGACAAACTATTGATGGTGATTTAACACTACACAGAGCAGGTGTATTAACAAACCTTACTCTTGATTCCGATGATGGATTTGATACGTACTTAACTTTTGCTGAGAATAGTACACGCAGAGGCTTGTTAGCATACAACGAAGCAAGCGACATAATGGTTCTTCAAAAGTATGATACGAACGGAACAACTCTTAAAACAAATCTTGTATTAACAAACACAGGTGAAGTAAATGTTACAGTTGGAACATTACAACAAGGCGGTTTTGATGTTGTCACAAATGTTGGTGGATCGCCAATAACAAACGGATATGTATTAACTTGGAATGCTTCCAATCAAAGATACGAACCAGCGGTATCACAAGGCGAAGGCGGCGGCTCACCAGTCGCTAATGTATTTAAAGTTGGTACACCAGCGGATAACCAAGTCGGTGTGTGGACTGGCGATGGAACAATTGAAGGTGATGCAAACTTTACTTGGAGCAGTGGTGTATTAGAAATATCAAGCACATTTACAGAATTGCGGTTAACAGAAACTGGGGTTTCAAATGGAGATTCTCGCCTTCTTGCTAATGGTGATGACTTAACAATACAAACACCAACAAGTGGTAATCTTAATATTCAAACAAGAGCCGGTGCCGCTACTAATGTATTATTGACTGGTACGTTAGATGTTTCTAGTACAGTTACTATTGGTTCTTCAAATATTGTTTTAGATGCTGTTACTTCAAACACGTTAGAAGTTGCATCACAATCTGCATCGGAAATTAATTTAGAATTACAAACCAGCGACTTGGTTCCACGAGCTACTTTTTCTGCGACAAATGCAAATGATCTTACTATAACAGCTGATCCAGTTTTATTAACTGGTGATTTATATATTAGTGGTAACATAACTGGAGCTGGATCTCCAGTTGCTAATGGCGATGTCTTAACTTGGGTTGCAGCTAACAGTCAATTTGAACCACAAGCACCTGCAGGCGGCGGTAATGTAAGCAATACAGGAACACCAGTTAACAATCAACTTGCTATATGGACAGATGCAACAACCGTTGAAGGTGATGCAAACTTAACTTGGAGTGGTTCAATACTTTTGGTCACTGGTGAACTTGATGTACGTAATGCATTTGGTGCAATGTATTTGTACGACAACAACTCAACAGGTACGGCTGCTGGGAACCGTATTTTGATGCGAGATCAAACAAGCGCTAATATTGGTAATATTGGATTCATTGACGGTGACGGATCATTACAAGTTAACAACGAGATTGGTGATGTAAAAATAAAATCTCAAACTGGTCAAGTGTTATTACAACAAACGGATACTGACGTTGCAAGAACTATAATTGAAACAAGTGGTGGATTTGAAGTTAACAATACATTAACTGGTGCTGGCTGGGAAAGAGTATTAACAACATCAGATCTTGGAGGTGGCGGCTCACCAGTCGCTAATGTATTTAAAGTTGGTACACCAGCAGACAATCAAGTTGGTGTGTGGACAGGTGATGGAACATTAGAAGGTGATTCGAACATAACTTGGGATGGATCAACATTAGATGTAGGTGGTGATCTTATTATTAGTGGTAACATAACAGGTGTAGGCTCTCCTGCTACTGATGTCACAATCAATAGTGACCTCGTAGTTACTGGTGACATTAAAATCCCGAGTGTAGCCAAGATGTTCTTCGATGGTGGGTCTAACGATTACATATCACACATCGGCTCAGCATTAGTATTCGTTGTTGGTGGTGGACAGATATTAAATATTGATGGTCAGGGACTCGACATGTTCGGCAAGGTTAATACTGCCGCTGGCATCGCAGGACGAGCCGGACTTAACATTAAAACTGGTGTAGCACCAACAAGCCCTATTGATGGTGATACATGGACGACAGCAGCTGGTGAATTCTTTGTTAGGCTGAACGGCGCATCTGTTGATCTCGCGGCTGGTGGAACTGTAAGTGCTTATGGTTCACCAGTTCCACTTAATAACGAAGTTGCTATATGGACCGATGGGACTACGATTCAAGGTGATTCTAATTTTACATGGGATGGGAGCACTCTATCACTAACTGGTCAAACAAACCTTGGCGGTAATGTAACGATTGGCGATGGCGGTGGTACGTTACAAACCAATGTAGTTAACAGCCATGATACTGGATTGATGGTCATCAGTGGTGGCAGTACTGATCAGCTTGGTGCAAATATTTTACTGTATGGCGCAACCCTTACTACAGGGGATATGCTTTTCCGCAATGATGGCAATACATGGATGCGTTGGGATGAAACTGCTGGTGACTTAGAAATATCAACCGGTATTGGTGTAAAAACTACTGCCATGACGCTTGATGATGTTAATGGAACTACGCACGCTCAAAAAGTTACATTCCTAGCAAGTGCGACTGGAGATCCGAGCTTTAACATACCAGAAGGTGTAGCACCAAGTGCTCCAGTTGATGGCGATGTGTGGGTAACTGCTGCCGGTGAATTCTTTGTTCGTTTGAACGGCGTGTCAACTGACTTGGCTACATCTGGTGGTGGAGCTGGAAGTCCAGTTGCTAATGTATTTAAAGTTGGCACACCAGTTGATAATCAAGTAGGTGTTTGGACAGGCGATGGAACAATTGAAGGTAGTGCAAACCTCACATGGAACGACACAACACTCCACGTTGCAGGCGCCGCCAACTTCGATACCTCCGTTACGATCAACGGAGCGAGTCCAACTACCCTCAACATAGTCGCAACCGCAGGCAACGCCCGGTTAAATCTTGACGCACCAAACCCACAACTTCGCTTTGATGAGAGTGATGCTGGTTTAGATCAGAAAATCTGGGAGATAGATGTAATTGGTGAAACGCTCAACCACCTAATCTCCCGAGATAATTTCGGGACTAACTACAACTATATGATTATCGAACGCTCTGGCACTGATGTCAACGTTCAAGTCGATAGCATTGAGTTCAGGGCAGAGAACTCGATAACTTTGACTACTGCGCTTACTACACTTTCTGGTGATGTAACAATTGAAGGATACATTTCTGCGAATGGTGGCTCACCAATTGCTGATGGAGATGTATTAACTTGGGTTGCAGCTAACAATCAATATGAACCACAAGCTGCTGGTGGAGGTGGATTATTTACAGAAGATGGTGACAGCAACATAATCGGTGGTACAGGAGCTGGTGCAAACTTAACAGCAGCGAGTGGATTAAGTAACTTCTTTGCTGGAATTAATGCAGGTGGAGCTACAACGACTGGTGACGATAATGTTGCAATAGGTAGCAACGCACTTTATGATGCATCGGCAGCAGGAACTGGTCGCGAGAATGTTGCTATTGGTAAAGGTGCAATGGAATCTTCGGTGTTGACTTCTGCGTTCTTAAATATTGCCATTAGCACTGACACATTAACTGCACTCACGACAGGAGCATACAATATTGCATTGGGTGCTAACGCGTTTAATAGATTAACTGCCGCAAATAATGTTGTTGGTCTTGGTCAAAGTGCTGGTATAATGATGATCTCCGGTGAAAGAAATATTGCTATTGGTACAGAAGCGTTGGGTATTACTGCAGGTGGAGGCTCCGGTACAGGTAGTTACAATATAGCGATTGGTAGTCGAGCAATATCAGGAACTAACCTAACAACTTCAGCAAACAATATAGGTATTGGACGAGGTACGTTGCCACTAGTCAGTTCAGCAGATAGCAATGTTGCTGTTGGTTATCAAGCTGGAGCGAAGATAACTACTGGTGACAATAATGTAATGATTGGTACAGATGCTGGACCAACAGCTAACCAATCCAATAGATTATATCTCCATAATGCTGAATCAAACACTCCATTAATAGGAGGTGATTTCTCAACTGGTGAAGTACAATTAAGTGGGACAATGCGTTTTACTGAACGAGCAAACCACATCGGAACTTTCCCTGCTGCAACTTTTGGTGAATTGTGGGTTCGAACTGCAACACCAAATGAATTAGTTTTTACCGACGATGCTGGTACAGATTGGTTATTGAATCAATCATCTGGTGGTACTATCGGTGGATCAATTGCTGACAATCAAGTTGCGATTGGTAATGGTTCTGATGCTATTGATGGTAGTGCCGCACTAACATTTGATGGTTCGACGCTCAGTTTGACCGGCGCAGCGACTATATCGAATGGCCTCGATGTCACTAGCGGCAACGTAAATATGAATGGTCAGGTACTATCCCTTGGAAGTACAGCTCCACATTTAACACACCTATCGACTCTCGATGTTATCGAACACGGTGCTCAGACGTTCTTCCTGTCAGCCACCAACGATGGTGGTTCACACTACATACGTGGTGGTTATCACAATGGATCTAATTGGGTTCGATCTGGCATTGAAGAAGTGAGTGCTTTAAGTTTCCTCGGCACTGGTAATACTAAATTGCGCTCAGCAATCGCAGGTTCACCTGGTGATGTCATTAGCTGGATCGATGCGATTGAAATTACTAACGGAACAGGGAATGTTTTAATTAGTGGTGACTTAGAAGTAGCTGGAAGCATTAGTGGTCCTGCAGATCCAATAACAACATCATTCTTATTCATGGGCGGATAACCCAAAAGTAACAATAATAAATAGAACACAAGAGGAACAGAAATGCCAACAACATTAAAAATATTAGGACAATCAAATCCCGCAGCGACAAATTACGCTAACTTGTATACGGTTCCTGGCGCTACGTCTGCCGTTGTATCAACACTTGTTATTTGTAACAGAAGTTCAATCTCAGCTACAATTCGTGTAGCAGTTGAGCCGAGCGGAGCAGGTTCGCCCGTTGCAAACGAGTATTACATTTATTACGATTTGATTATTCCAGGGAATGAAACATTTACATCAACGATAGGTTTGTCGTTAGGTGCTGCAGATGAGATTACAGTTTATACAGATAACGCAACAGTTTCGTTTAGTGCATTCGGTCAAGAGATTACATAATGAGTCAAGGTTTTACAAAAGATTATATTGTTAAGGCAACTGGCGAGACAGAGATCACCAAGTACCTGACTCCTGTAGTTCGCTCATCAGGTACTACCGAAGCCACGTTCACACTCCCATCGGGAGTGAAGAAGTTCGATCTTTGTATGATGAATGTGGGTAGTGACGGCACTCAGAATATGAGAATACGCTTGGGTGATGCCACGAGTGTCAAGGCGACTGGTTATGCGTCTGTAGGTTGGCGCACAGGAGCATCTTCAATTGCCGCTGCTGGTATCTCATCTTACTTTAGTGTAGAGAGAAGTGCTGCCGGTGATAATTTCGACGGTGTTGTGTCATTCACTCTAGCTGATCCAACAACAAACACGTGGGTTGCCCAAGGACAGTTGGCTGATCAATCGAGTGGTAACCAAACTCACGGAGTTAACGGAGCAATCTCCCTTGACTCTGAACTGACCACCCTCCAAATAGATTTCAGTTCTGATGACTGGGATGGTGATGGGTTGTTCTATGTTTCCTACGAAAATCCTGACCTGGCAGTAAGCGGTAATAGTTCCACACCGGCTGGTGTGACTGAAGTCACCAAGTTCCTGACACAGCAGAGTTTGGCCTCAGGCACCGACACCAAAACTTTCACTATACCTGCTAGTGTTAAGCGGTTTAGCTTGCATATCAATCGAGCAGACGTCACAGCAGGCTCCGATATCCTTATCCAAATTGGTGGGGCTGGCGGGTTGATGACTTCTGGCTACCGTACTTCGGATACTTTACTTACTGCTGCTACTGCTACAACAGGTGATGGAGATGATGGCTGGCACCTCCCAAGATCAGCTGCCGGTGATGATATTCACGGGACTGCTGAATTCTGGCTCCAAGACCCAGTGAATCATATCTGGGCTATGAGTTTTATGGGAGCCGACCTGTCGGACGACAAGCTCGTTTTAGTGGCTGGTACTCAAAATGATTTGGGTGAAGAGCTAACAACTGTTGCCCTCAATCCCAATGGTAGTACGTGGGATGGTACGGGCGCTTTTGTTGGGTGCTCTTATGAGAATCCTTATCTGGATCTTGGCTCAGGTGTGATCAGTGGTGGTGTTGTGCAGACAGTGAATACGCAGGATGGTGAAGTAGCAACAGGTACAACTGTCCTGCCGTACGACGACACTATTCCCGCTATCACTGATGGCAACGAGTGGATGTCGGCAAGTATCACACCCAAAGACGTAGCTAATAAGCTTCGCGTTGATGTGGTGGTTTCTCAAGCGTCTGACAGTGTGGGCAACCCCAGACATTCTATAGCATTGCATCAGGATGGAGGTGCCGGAATTGCTGCCATGACTCAGCAGGAAGACACATCCAATGCTAACCGACAACAAATCCTACACCTCACCCATTGGATGGATGCTGGCACTACCAGCTCTACCACTTTCTCAGTAAGGGGTGGGGTTGATGATTCAGGTACAATAACCTTTAACGGAAGCGCCGCTGCCCGTAAATTCGGCGGCGTAATGGCATCTTCCATTACCATTACGGAGTACAAAGCGTAATGGGACAAGGTTTTTCAAATAACAGAATTGCTTTTGCTGGTAATGGTATTACTCAGATTTTTGTTAATGGTGTAAAGCAGGACACAACAGCTGGCACTGAGATTAACTTCACCATCCCAAGTGGGGTGAAGGAGTTCAAGGTCACGGTTACTAACCTAGGCCACTCCTCGACAGGCTTCCTCTTATTCCGGCTAGGCGACTCTACTGGAGTTTACAGTACATCAGGTGACTACGACAGTATATATGCGTGGCTAGGTTCTTCATCACAAACCGCTGTACAGAGCCTAAATGCTTTCACCAATGGAAGCTTTGGGAACACACAAGCCCAAAGCGGAACAGTTACTTTTACACTCCATGATGCTGCTACCAATACGTGGGCTTGTGTTGGGTCATTGATGACCATTGATAGTACAGATTTTATCAGCTGGATGGTTGGACACATAGTACTAGACAGTGAACTAACAACGTTCCAGCTTGGTACAACAGCCACAGCTTTTGACGAAGGCTCCGTTAACATCCAATATGACAATCCAGATCCAACTGTTGTTGCTGATAGTGGACATGGTATTGTGGTGCAGCAGGTACATACTGATCTGAACACTGTAGTTACAGGCACCGGGACCTTCCCGTTTGATAACACTATCCCACAGATCAGCGAGGGCAGTGAGTTCATAACAGCAAGCATAACCCCGAAGAGCACCACGAGTATCCTTCGAGTTGAGTTCAATGCAACCGTGAGTTTCACGATGGCAGTAGGTAATGTAATTACTTCAGCCCTTTTTCGTGATAGTGACGTTGATGCACTTGCTGCGGACTACGGAGTCAACCCAAATGGCAGTGGATATACCCTAAGTCAGAGCATTGACCACAGGCTCACCGCAGGCTCAACAGCCTCCACCACATTCTCGATACGCTGTGGTTGTGGTGTAGCTTCCACGAACTCAATGGGTGGATATAACTCCACTGATTATCTAGGTGGCATACCGATGGCATATTTAACGATTACGGAGTACGAAGCATGAGACAAGATCAATATGAAATAATCATCGACCCCGAGACCGGGGAAGAAACCCAAGGGGAACGTATTCCCTTCAGTGACTTCAAGGACTACCGTAAGCTTAGCTACTTGGTCCCAGAGGCACAGTTCCACCAACCGATTCGGTGGGCGTAACGTTGGCTCTTGGATATCAATAACAGAATACGAATCATAAATATAATATAACAGGAGAATAAAATGGCAGGCTCACCAGGCGGATCACCAGAAATACCACTAACAAAATTTACAGATTATCGTAAATTAGAATACCTTGTTCCAGGTGCTTTATGCACAACAAGAGCAGGAGTTATTACTTCGTGGACAGATGGTCGAGCTCAACCAACATACGATGAGATTGAAGCTGTTCTTGATGCAGACGTTGATGCAGCAGAACTCGAAGCACGTGCATTAGAGCTTTCTGAAGCAAAGAAAGCATTTGCCGCAGTACTTGAAATTACATACGAGAATAGTTCAGATCTTCAATCTGCATACGCTAATGTTGGATTATATAAAACTGCCGTAAAGGATCGTTACAAAAGCAAACTATAAACCCCATTTTATTAGCTGGAAACGATAAATAGTAGAAGACACCTATTTACAGGAATTTTACTATGCAAAAAAAGATAAATGTTCTTCAACTTGAAAACTTAACGACGAAAGACTCTGTCAGAGCAGTCTCAACCTCACCTATAACACTATCAGCGCCACAAACTGTTGATACTGTATCGTTAATTGCTGGCGACAGATGTCTTGTTGCAGGTCAAGGTGACCAAACTACAAACGGAATATATGTTGTTCAGTCAGGCACGTGGACTCGTTCAGAGGATGCAGACCGTTCAGAAGATATTAGTTCTGGTATGCAAGTTTGGGTTCAGGAAGGTTCTAACGGCGTGCAAAGTTGGGTGTTAACTACAATCAATCCTATCGTATTAGGCTCAACTAATTTAGTATTTGCAGCAGCTGGTGGTGGCGGTGGAGATCTTGTTGATGACACAACTCCACAACTTGGTGGAAACTTAGACGTTAATGATTTTGATGTTGTTGGTAAACCAGCCGCAACAGTCACTTCCGCTGGTGGTTCAGTCACATTAGTCGCTGCAGATGGTGGTGCGACTTCTGGTACTGCTGGCGACGTTAATGTAACTGCCGGTGAGCGATTTGATGTCGGTCAAGGTGGTGCTGTAAATATTATCGGCGGAGTATTAGATGCCAATAGCGAATCTGCAAAAGCCGGTGGTGTAAACTTAACAGGTGGAGCAAATCCTAACGCTGGTCAGTACGCTGACGGCGGAGACGTAACACTAACTAGTGGTGCTGCTAATAATGCAGGCAAAATTGAAATTGTTGGTGGACTGGGTGGTTCAGCAACAGGCGCTAAGGGCGGCGCAATAAACTTAACAGCAGGTACATCAACAGACGGAAACGGTGGCGAAATCGACCTTAATGCTGGTGACGGTACAGGAACAAACAGAGCAGGCGCATTTGTATCCGCAAGAGGCGGAAATTCCACAGGAACACAACCTGGTGGCGCTGCTAGCCTATTAGGCGGTAACGGCGGAACAACAGGTGCTGGTGGTCCAATTACAATTACAGCAGGTCCCGGCGGAGCAACATCCGGCGCCGGCGGTGCAGTTGATATTACTGCCGGTGCTTCAGCAGAAAACGCCGGCTACGGTGGCGCAGTCAACATAACTGGCGGCAACAACTCTACAGGGTACGGTTACGCTGGCGCAGTCAACATAACTGGCGGCGAAGGTACCGCCTTATACTCCTACTCTGGCGCTGTTAACATAACGGGTGGTTCTTCGTCGCAAAACTACGCTGAGGGTGCTGCCGTAATAATTCGAGGCGGCAGTTCTACACACGTTACAGATTCATCGGGTGGTTACGTTGGTATTTACGGCGGAGACGGCGTTAACGGAAATGGTGGCCAGGTCAGCATAGTAGCTGGTGACGCAACTACTGGTGGTGGCGGATATGCCTTGGTAGCTGGCGGTCGCGGAACAACTGGTGGCGGCGATGCTACACTTAGGGGTGGCCTGGGATTATTAACAGGAGCAGGCCCACCAGGTAACGCGATAGTGCTTGGCGGTCAGGCAGCAACTACTACCAATGATATCGGTGGCACAGCTACTATTCGAGGTGGTGCTGGCGATGGGTCAGGCAATGGCGGCGGAACGTTTGTCACGGGCGGCACCGCTGATCAAGGCGCGGGAAGTAACACAGGTGCTGGCGGCATAGTTACCATAGCCGGAGGTAACGGCGGCGTTACATCGGGCGATGGCGGAGCTGTAGTAATTACAGGTGGTGTTCCAACTACCCTTGGTGTCGGCGGCGCAATACAAATCAGCGGTGCAGCAGGTAATGCAACCACAGCTGGTGGCGATGTAACTGTTACAGGCGGAGCAGGCGGAGCAACTTCAGGTGATGCAGGTGACATAATATTAACACCAGGAACAGCAGCAGGCTCTGGTGCAGATGGTGTGATACAAGTTGTTGGAGAACTAGAGTTGCAAGCTGGATATTCTGAAGATGCAGATCAATATACAGCTACTACAGGAACGCGCGATTTAGATGTATCCTTAGCAACTTACTTCTACCCATCAGCAGATCTTGGTGCTGCGGTTATTACTTTTACCTTCAGCAATCCTGCAGCCACAGGGCGTGTGAGTAGCTTTACGTTAGAGCTGTTGGGTGCTGATGGCGCAACCCTGACATGGCCTGCATCGGTAGATTGGGCAGCCGCTACTGAACCTACGTGGGGAACAGGTGTTGATATTGTGTCGTTTGTTACTCGTGATGGCGGTACTACTTGGTTGGGATTCCTTGGTGGACAGGGCTTCGCATAATGTTTGGCGCAACCGGAAAAATAGTACAATCTGTAGCAGAGGCAAGTGATCCTGACGTTAGAATAGTCACGCAGGGATTCGACTCATCTGACAGCAATCTTGTGGGTTTTCAGACCACTGCTTTTAACAGCTGGTGGGGCAATGGAGGAGGTGCTTTTGGTTCGCTTAATGATAACACATGGAACAGCGAAACTATCATCGGACTCAGTCCTTGGCTCACAGCGGGTTTTGGAGGAGGAGATGAGGTTTACGTTGGTTTTGATGCCGTGACGTTAGGTGCAGCATGGTTCACCAGCATTATACTTCTTGGGGCGGGAGAGATTACTCTGGACACGGCCGATGCCACCTATGATGGCACTTCAGGGCCTACTTCCGATTGGTCAGTATGGTATTGGGGTGTTGGCGAAACAATAAACGTACCTGCTAGCTGGGATGGTTCAGGCGCTGTAAGTGTAGAATTTGTTTTATAATAAAGTCTAAGACACCACTGTTTATTTAATTATAAATACCACATGGCACAAGATAAAATAATACATATGATAGCAGGTCTCCCACGTTCGGGATCAACCTTGTTATGCAACATCCTCAACCAAAATCCCAGATTTCATGCAACATCTACGTCAGGAATTTTAGATATAGTTCTTGCTATTAGAAATCAATGGGAGGCCGTTGGCGCATTCGCCGCCTCTCCAAATAAAGAAGGTAAGAACGCAGTTATTAAACAAATACTGCCAAGTTATTATTCCACCATCAACCGTCCAGTAGTGTTTGATAAATCAAGAGCATGGACAGCATTTATTGAACTAGCGGAACATGTATTAGATCGTAAAATTAAAGTATTAGTCCCAGTTCGAAACATCACAGATATTCTTGCATCGTTTGAGAAATTGTACAGAAGCCAAACACACGAATGGCAATTCCCACAAGAGAAGAGTAACTATTACGAATGGCAAACTGTTGAAGGACGCGCTGGTATATGGATGCGAAACGATCAACCAGTTGGAATAGCATACAATAGAATACGTGATGCAATCAGTCGTGGATTTAACGATCGATTGCACTTCATTGAATTTGAACACCTTACAACATCACCAGCGATAACGATGGACAAAATTTATGAATTTCTAGGTGAAGAAAAATTTGCACACGACTTTAATAATGTTGAGCAAGTAACACAAGAGAATGATGACATTCATGGCATTCCAGGGTTACACATAATTCGTCCAGAAGTAAAACCTGTTATCGTAGATGCTAAATCTTTAATTGGTGAACAAGCATATAACAAATATCTCGATGCTCAATTCTGGCGAACATAACTATTCGTGAAAACTTCCTTTTGCACAATGCATTAATTCATGACCCCATATAGATAGGACACCTTGCCTAACTTCATTGTGTAGTGGTTCGGGAACATAAATTCTACAAATATTTTTATCAACGGCCCATGCGGCACATCCATTTATTTGTTCACCTTCAAATTTACCTTTACTAATATTTTGACAAATTTCGTTGATTTGTTCTCTTGGAATGATTTTGATATCAATAATAAAAGCTTGTCGATCGTGAGTGGGGTTGTACTGTAATGAGCCTGACATTGTGGAAGCAGCGGCCATAATTGCAAACAACATTATCGCCATTCCTAGTAAAATTTTAATCATAAATATATTTATAAGAAATAAAATATAGGAATATTCATGTCACAATACTACTTCATATCGGGATTGCCTCGTTCGGGTACAACCCTTTTGTCAACAATCCTAAATCAAAACCCTAAATTCCAAGCTTCTATTTCGGGTCCTGTTGCAAGATTCTCTCGTGCTATAATTGATCAATCATCTGCGATGACAGGATACCAAACTGAGTGCCCTACAGAAAAACGAAAGAATATTATACATGGAATTTTTGATAATTATTTTGATACTCCTGATAAAAATGTTTTCTTTGATACTAACAGAAGTTGGGGATTGCAACTTTCTTTGTTAAAAGATTTATTCCCATACACAAAAGTAATAATGTGTGTTCGTGATATTAATTGGGTACTTGATTCATTTGAACAATTACACAGAAGGGATCCTTACAGCAAAGCATTATTAATTCCTGATGACCAAGCAGCAACCGTTTACTCTCGTTGTAATTATTTAATGCAAGAATCAAGTGTTGTTGGATTTGCATACCTTAGTTTAAAACAAGCACTAACATCTCACGAAAAAGATATGCTAATGTTTGTCGAGTATGAACAGCTATGTAAAAATCCACGAGGGATGTTAACAGCAATTTATAATTTTATTGACCAACCACTTTATGAACATGACTTTAATAACACAGCATGTTCTTATCCTGAATATGATAGTGATGTTGGTATTGAAGATATGCACACAACAAGAAAGAAAGTTGAGTGGGTTGAACGAGAGATGATTATCCCACCCGACATTCAACATCAATTTAGCAACATGGAAGTATGGAGATAGAACTTAGACCGTGTGGAGATTGTACTGTTTGTTGCTCAGGTGCTTTAATAGGTGATGCATACGGTAACAAATTTGGACATGGTAATCCTTGTATATTTTTAGTTGAAAATAAATGTACAATATACCAAACGCGACCTGATGTTTGTAGAAACTATCAGTGCGCATGGTCGCAAGGATTACTTCCTGAATGGATGAAGCCATCACAATGTGGTGTTCTAATTTCAGTTGAGACAGAAGGTGGTAATCAATATTTAAAAGTGATATCACAAAACAACCAAGCGTTAACTCCTGAGATAATTAATTACTTAGATGAGTGGACAAAAGAAAATAAAACATATTATAGGATAGCAAATGAAAATTAGTATTGGTAGTGGATATAAAAAATTTAAAGGTTTTGTAAATGTCGATAATAATCCGCAATGCGAACCTGACCATGTTGTTGATTTAGAAAAAGACAAATTACCATTTGATGATTCATCAGTTGATGAAATTAAAGCACACCACATACTTGAACACATAGGTGATGGATTCTTTCACTTGATGCAAGAGATGTATCGTGTATGTAAAGATGGAGCAATTATTGATATCCAAGTTCCACACCATCGCCACGAAGTATTCTTTGGTGATGTAACTCACATACGACCAATCACAGTTGAGTCATTGCGACAGTTTGGTAAAGCAAATAATTTGTATAGACAAGAACAATGGAATGATGGTTCTTTATTTGCTTTACAGTATGGGGTGGATTTTGAAATTGTTCAGTTTACATTTAAACCAGACGATATTTGGAAGGGAAGATTTGCTGACATGACAATAGATGATATCGACGAAGTGTCACGAAATTTTAATAACGTATATACAGAAACGTGGATAATATTGGCAGCAGTAAAATGAATGATGTATTAAGTAACATATGTGAATTTCTTCATAAGAATAAAGAGGACCAGCAAGTAATTAGTCTGCTCGAAACGTTTGGAAAATATGCATCAACGTTCGAAGAGTATGATGATATCGCTAAAAGTTTTTTCAACACAAAAATATATGATCGTGCTATGGTGTATGGTGAGAAGATGATGGTAACAGCATACAGTAATGACCAAATGCAAGTTGCAAGATCAAATTTAATTAACATTTATAATCATGCTAACTATCCAGAAAAAGCAATGCGTTTAATTAACCTTCAAGAAAAGGTTAATCCAAACGACGAGGCGACACGATTAGAAAAAGCATATTCATATTTCCTACTAAACCAAAAAGATCAAGCAGAAGAAATACTTCTTGCAGAATTAGAACGAACTGACATTGAAGAAGAGACGCGAACAAAAATTGAGTTCAACCTTGGAACATATGATATGTGGAATGATAAATTCCAACAAGGGTTGCGACGATTTTTAATTGAGGGAGAAAAGTTAGACTATTGGCGGAAAGCGAAACTTCCATTTAAATTTTGGGATGGTGGAATACTGCCAGGACGTAATATAGTTCTTTATGCTGAGGCTGGCATCGGCGACGAAATAATTAATGTTCGTTTTATGAAACACTTAACAGATGTTGGCATGAATCCAATTTGGTATTCTGAAAGACAAGATATTGTTGACATTTTTAATGAGAACGGATTTAAAGCAACGTCACAACGAAGGGATATTACGGATTTAGAAAATCCTGTTTGGACATATCCAATGTCGTTGCCTGTGTATCTGAATTTGCAATATAAAGATCTGTGGTATGGACCTTACCTTAACACATTACTAGAATATGACAAGAAGTGGGAGTGGATGCATAGTCACAAAGCACGATTAAAGATTGGAGTGCGTTGGGAAGGAAATCCTGACTACGATCAAGACTTACACCGTTCAGTTCCACTCGCTGGAATAATGAATGCACTTGAAGGTGTTAATGGAATATATTATTCACTTCAACGAGATACAGGACTTGAACAATTAGAAGCATATCCACAAATTTCAGATCTATCAGATCGGTTAGAAACGTTTAAGGATACGATGTCGGTTATCGAAAATCTTGATGTGGTAATTACTTCATGCACATCGATTGTTCATATGGCTGCTGCGATGGGTAAGAAGACAATTTTGTTATCGCCTATCTCTTCATATTATACATGGACTCATAATCAGCCACGTTCGCCATGGTATGGAGAAAACCTAACTGTGTTTAGACAAATGAAACCACGATCGTGGGAAGAGCCGTTACAAGAACTTAAAGAATTGTTTTCTTAATATGGTAAGATGCAAGGCGGGATTTGTTCCTGATGTATTGAGACATCTTACGCTGATCTTCTGTACTTGGTTTATACAGACATGGCATCACACGATTCAATATTGTTAATGGAAAATGAAAAAGAATTTTAAAAAACATTTGTAACACCAAACATCAATAATATTCCACGACCGATACATGCGATGGCGATAAGACCAACAGTCAGGATAATCCATCCCCAAAATACTTCTTTGGCTGAGATGTTATTGTTTCCCAGGTTACCCATGATAAAAACTGTTCCCAGTGTGCTGATGACAAAAAATACCATATTTGTTTCAATGGAGAATTGATCATCGGTGGTAAGAACGTACGATGTACCTGTAATTATAGCACAAATAACCATCACAGCGATCGATAAGAAAAATACCTCGTAACGATCAAGCGATTTAAATTCATTTACTAGTTCGTTCGCCATGTAGAATATGCCTCACAGATTGCCGCCCACAAAAAGGCTCCAATCAAAAATATTACGGCTGCTACTACTGCTAACCCAATAAAGAATGATTTAAAGACGTTACGTATCCGATTCATCATTCTTGAGTTCTTCATATTTCCCGTATAGTTCTCTCAGGTGTTTAGCAGCCTGTTCATATGGTTGAGCGTCAGCATCCATTCCTATATCTCTATAGAATCCTAACTCCTCTTCAAGTATCTCGATCTCAAATAGTATTCGTGACTTTTCACACATACCCTATTCACCTCTCGATATAGTTACATTATACCATATTTATTCGAAAAGCTAAACATCTAATTGAATTTTGGGAGGACGTTCCTTGTCCCCTAATGCTTTGTCGCGCTCCATGAACGGGAACGCTTTAAGATTTGATTCTGGATTGAGATTGAACACTTCGATCTTATTATCTATAAGGGGTTGTTTTAGGTTATCGTAGTGTTTCATCATTGTGGTGTAGATCGATTCAGGATCGATTCTAGGGTGTCCATTATGCCAATGTGACTCACCTTCAACTCGACCCATGTCGTATCCGAGAAGATATATTCGTGTGTAACCTAAATGGTATGCAACGTTGATAGCTGCATATCCACCATTCCGTCCGTGACAAATTCCTGGTGATTTAGTGTCCAATCCATCAGCACCAGTTAGTGTATACTCTACAACATCAGGATGTTCAATTCTTTTTTTGCAAAGTCGCTTTGCGTATCCAGTAATGATTTTTCCAGAATGTGCGAGAAGTCCTTTCTTGTGTCTGTCAAAAAAGTCCCAATCAGCAAAGTAAATGTACTTTGCATTTGGTAGTACTTCATACGATCTATTGATCGCGAAGCAATCTTTTCCTGCGAGTCTATTCCAATCGAAATCCTTCAAAGAAGGACCACCACCTATCATAAAAATTTCTTTCATGTAGGTATATATGATAGTTTAAATCAGCGGTTGTTTAGTGTGTCCAATCCCTTGACTACCTTGCTGCTTATACTAGCCAACGTATCAATATCACCCTCATAATCAAATGAAAGTTCGGGGTTACGTCTCAATGATAACATTCTTTCAACTACCATAATATTAAAGAACATTAATTCATCTTCCGTCATCGGAATCAGTGCTATTGTATTATTCGACATCTTTACCTTCTCTCTTCATTTTTGCGAAATGTTGTTCTGTTTCAACTGATGAAATAAAACGTGTGATTGCATGGCGAACTTGATATGAATGTGCCATACACATGATCATCGAAGCATTTAACATTGCTGCGATAAGTGCAAGTGATGTATCAACCGGAGTGTTAAACGTCAGGTTTATTGATACGACTGCGTTAGCCATACACGTGGTGATTGATAACATTTGAAACGGGCGGATTCTGACATATATATTTGAAACATAATCGTGGAACGCTTCAACTTCATATTTTGTTGGATATCTTTCCGCTGATTTTGCCCACTCGTGTGCTTTGAGGGAGCACATATGTAAGTAGTGGTACGAGATAAACGAGTACATAATTATCACTTGTAGTACAATCAATGTTCCCCATACGAACGGATATGTTTCACTTTCCATTTATAAATTCCCAGACTTCTGTTACATCGAGCGGCACCATCATCGTTTTCTTTACCAAATCACAAGGTGTGATTTTTCCATCTTTGTATTTTCGAGATATTCTCACTAACGCAAAGTTGAGGTTATCACTTTTTGATACATTCATAACTGTTGCGACATAATAGCCACCATCTTTGATGTTGACTCTAATTCTATTACCAACTGTTGGGAGGTTAGAGGATTTCATCTACCCAATCCTGATTGATTCTTTCGCCATTGCTCAATATGTAAATGTGCTTTGATTCTCCGCGAATCTGACGTTGTTGAATCCGTCTAATTACTCCTGATGTGTCTTTCCACTTCTTTCCAGTGCATGGGCACGTAGGAAATCGGGATTTGATTATCATTCCCAATCTTAGTGGATGTGTTATCGGCAGTTGTTCCATGCCTGTATTTACTCTAGAACCAACGGTTCCAAATCCAACAACCAAATACAATACCAGCCGCAAAAACTACGACCAGAATTCCACCTGCTATTAATAATTCGTCCATTACTGGTTTTCCATAGAAAACGGAGGACCGAAGTCCTCCGTTTGTGAGGTTAAAAGAATGTTATGAGATAACACCAAAGAATGCTTCATCAGGATTCGAGAAAGCTGAAACTGCAGGTTGTCCATAACGACTTGCGTGCTTAGTCAGATCTTCACGATCGAATACCAGAGCGTTAGCCATTTTGTCCATCGCATGAGAAGATGACGTATTGGATTCCTGAGTGTGAGTGTTGATCTCAGTAGCCATATTGTAAATGTCAAAAGTAGACATGTGAGCAGGCATTTGAGCACCAAGACGACGATCAGAAAACACACTTTCTTTGTACATCTGTCCAAGATGCAGAACAGGTGAAGCGATCATTGCAATGTGCTTCAAACGCTCGCGCTGTGCACGATCACCAGTAGCATTTTGCAAACGATCATTTGCATGTTCAACAATCAACTGACATTCAGCAACTGTTGCACGTTCACCACCCATCTCAGCAAGACGAGCAATCACTTTGTTAGAAACCTTGTTCTGGATCTGACGTGAAGCGATTTCAAGATGCTCTTCCCAACGATTAACGAGAGGAATACGAGTGTTAAGAAAGCTGGTAAGACTAGTCATACCATTTGTGCAAACCAAACGAACGAGATCAAACGCACTGTGAACGTCCTTCATGAAAGGATTCCACTTGTAACTAAGACGTGAGTTGAACTGACCACCATCTTGATACAAAGGAACTTCGATCTCGTGATCAGACCAAACTTTTGACAGAACGACTTCGCTGCCCTCAGTATTGCCCATTTTACGGCGCATGTTTGCGATTTGACGACTACCACTTTCACCTTCGGTGTATCCGATTACTTCAACCAATTTACCGATTGAATCATCAGAGTGAACAAATCCGTGATAATGACCATCGCGAAAATCGAGCAGTTGACCGTTGGCAAAAAAGAAATTACCACCGTCCAAACGATCAGCGAGTTCAGTAGGAGACATAACGTCGAGTTGCTTTGAAATACGTGAAGTAGCATCAAAGCGGTGAGTGAGCTGTCCGTTAACAGTTATGTTAGCGACAGGATGATTTTTACTATTGAACAGTTGCTCAACTTCAACATCTGCATTTCGTACCATTTCAAATTTCATATTACTTTCCTATTTGTTACCGAACATTTAGGGTTTATAAAGGACAATTATACTGGTTTCGGAGCAGGATAATTGTTGTTGTTACAGGGCCTATTATACATAGTATTTATGCAAAAGTCAACAAGGGTCACGGTTTATTTTCGGATAAAACCCCCGTAAAATCAGGGGGTTATATTTTATTTTCCACTAAAATTGCGTGTTAAAGATTCCAATCAATCTTGTGCTTTTTTGCGGTGTTTTCCATCGCAGTTTGAATGTTCTTCATATTCTGTTTACCAACAGTGAAGAAGAAATCGTTATCAATTTCCCACCACGCATCCGCACGATGATAATCGTCATTTTCACCGTGGAAAGTCTTGAAAAATCCAGCGTGTTCTTTCATCTGCATTTTGGGATATTCAGATTTAAGCAACTCACGAATACCTTCAACGATTTCATCCTTGTGTTCAGGAAGACAGAATATACGGACAGCCTCGTCAGATTTCGGACGTTTGAATTCAGTCAAAGTGTATGTCTGATACTCGTTCAGACGTTGACAAATCCGTTTCAATGATTTAGGCAAAGCGCCAAACTCAAATTCAGCTGATCCCATATAATCCTGAGTAAATAGGTCATCAATTGAAGGTGTGTTATTACCTTCGCTAATTTCCCGATTTTTCATGCGTTGTACTAAGTAAAACATTTTATTCTCCTAATTAGCTCGCGTCGAATAAACGACCGATTTGTGCGTTGTTTTGTTGCTGGCGCCGATTGATATTGCCTCTAATTCGAGAAACGATATCATCGACCGAAATGTTGCTTGCAGTTTTCATTGCATCTTCTTTTGAGATCAACTTGATCGATTCAAGATCGTGACCTTTTTTGAACACAGCAACTTGTGAAAACATATTTTTACGGTAAATTCCCTTAGTTGTCAAGTACTTCAACAGACTGCGAATAACCATATAAGATTCTAACGAATCAATGCGGTTTGACATCCCGATCAACCAAGCCATTGCCTGTGTAAATGTCATGCCAATATTATACGTCGATTTTACTTTGGACGAGATTTTTGGCAGATTTACAGTGTTTAACCGAATCATCAATTCAGGAAGTTGAAGAGGCTCAATTTCCTCGTGACCAAATAACAGACCAATAATTTTGCCTGCTTTCAGTCCAAATGCGAGATTGACAGCGAGATGTTGATCAACAGCATCAAACTGAAATTGACGGTCTTCGTCCTCAGCATCTGAACGATTCAATGCGGATGTACCAACATCAGCAAGTTTCTTCCAAATCGGAGGTGTAATTGAATGCTGACCATCAGCCGTAACATACGCAAGACATGTGCGTTCTGCAGGCTCAAGTTTAGTGCGATCATTAAGATGACTCAGTTGAATTGCGCTAACTTCAACCGCACGGAAATTGCCAGATTGTGTCAAGTATTCACCACTACGAATGCTTTTTTCAATCGCATTGGCAAAACTGTACATGAACTTACCATCGAAAAACCACTCGATTGTTTCGTCCTTACACAAAGGCTTAATTAGAGTGTTGATGTTGTGTTGGCTGTCAGAAATCCATTCACGGTTGTCATCGAAAAGACCTTCTTCAACACGCTCACCAAGAGTTCCGAGCGGATGACGTTCCAATGCGACTGGATGACCATCGTATTTAACGACAGCAGTAACAACTGGTTTCATGTAATTTGACGTTTTGTGTCGAGCTTGAAATGTACGGACGATTGCCATCGGCACATTGATCTTTTTGTAGGTCTCTTTGCCAGACGAGTTTTCTTCGTCAAGAACACGAATCGAACCTTGTAGTGCGGTTGTGCATGACTTGAGTTTGACTACGTCTACAGTCAGCTTATTTACGTCGAATTTTATCATCAATTTGAACCGAGTAATTGTTGTAATATAGGGATATTATCCTATATTTGACCCTAAAAGTCAACGGGCTAAACGATTAATTTCCCCTGTTAAATCAGGGGGTTACAATTTATTTTCAACGCATTATACTGCGGTTATTTGCCAGAATGAACCGGACAATTCCCAGAGATAATGCGGTGTGCATATATCGGATCTGCGTTATCCATCTGAGGACACTGACAATGTGGCATACGATACCACCACGAATGAAATGACCGATCTTGTGGAAATTTCCAAACACGTTGCATATCGAATTCGAGTGATTCAAGTAATGCGGCATACAACTGAATTGAGTCGTTTTGAAATCCTGGATCTAATTGTTCAACAGCCGCAAATAATTTTTCACGCACTGTATGTAGATGTTCCAATTCAGCGACATCGTCTTCTGTAAGTCCTTGTTTTTCAACAAGATGTGGATTTAATATTGTATTCATTTTAATTTCCTGTTAATCTAGTGTATCTAAAAAATCTTCAAAGTCATCGTCATCGAGCAACTTTTCGAGTTCATCATATGACCGATGCCAAATACGTTTTTGTTCGGCAGTAGCAGTTGCATATCGATCACGAGGATCGTTGTCAATCATAAGTTGTTTTAATGTTTCAGCTCTCATTATCCTGTACTTCCCATTGTGAGTACATCGTCAATTGCGCGTGTAGATGTGACATAATCGAATTCACGTTCAGTCCATTCGCCACGAGATTTTGAAATTAACCGATGACGTGATGGTGTTCCAACAACAACCGTAGTATCTTTGTTTTGTGCTGATAATGGATTAATCAGCTCCCAAACACGACAATCGCTATCAGGACGTGCTGCACGACCAATAACCTGATTCAACTGCGGATAAGAACCGAATTGACGACCAAGTAAAACGTCAGTACAACCAACAACATCAACACCTTCGTTAATCTTGTTGCAGTTAACGATAAATTGAATACCACCAGCTGAAAAATCATCAAGAAGTTCATCGAGTTGCTTCTCAGATTGACTCAACAATGCAACTGTGGCATAACCTGAGTCATTTAAGTATTCAGCAATCGCTGCAACCTCACGTTTAGTGCGAACAAACACCATAGTTTGTCCCATTTCGTGACCATAAGACTCGACCATATCTTTGATGATTTCAGTCTTGTCAGCAGCAGGAGTATCGACAAATGTATTCAGTTCTGTTTCAGCCAACCAACCTTCTTCAACAGCCTGTTCACGAGAAATCGGATTAACGATGGTTTCAAATTTGATAACTTCACCACTCGCACGATCAGGTGTAGCAGTTAAACCAATAAATGGCCGCTCGCCAATATCATCAAGTTGAAGTTGAATTGACATACATGCTTCGTGATGTGCTTCATCTAAAACAGCGACATCCCAACCTTCCTTTACCAATTCTGGTGAAATGCGTGTGAATACAGATTGTGTAATTAGTTCGACATTACAGTCAGCAACAAACGTCTTTTCAGCCTGAGATAATAGACGATGCTTGTGAGCAAGAAACAGAACACGTAAAGGACGTTGGCAAGTAACACCAAGTGCTTTACGAAATTCTGGATGTGAAAGAGATGATACGATTGTTAGTGTTTTACCAGATCCAGTTGGTTGAACAATCAGGATCCGATTAACGTTGTCTTTGAGAGCTTGAATTGTCTCGTTGCGAGCAGCGATTTGGTACCACCGCATTTCCTTCTCACCGTAGAATTCGACGAGAAGTTCGGCTTCTGCTTCGCTTTTTGTTAGTTCTGTTGACATAGAATCATACCAATATTTGTTAAATAATACGCCCATTATCCCTCAAATTAGGGTAAAAGTCAACGGGCAAACTGGATTTAATCCATTTATTTTCGCGCAGTAGAATGCGGTTTTTCAATCCTTTAAAATGTATCCCGAATTTTGGTAGCGTCCTCTGCATCCAACCATTCGCGCAGATTACGCTCTACCAGATCGGCTTTTGTCCGCCAGAAATTGAAAAATCTAACATACGTAATTTCTTTGCCACAGCGTACACAAGTTGTATAACGCTCGTAATGATGTTCGTTGTTCCAATCTACTCTCGCAGCGATATTATGCTCTGGAAACGCCCAATCAGGCATACGTTCACGAGATGTCATGTTTTCACAATCTGGCTTATGATCGAAGAAACTACATGCCCAAAGATTATATCGTCGCCGGAATTTGCTTAAATGTGCTTTGATAGTTGTATCCTCTAAGTTGTTGATTTCTATGGTAATTATCCCATACTTTTACCCAAAAGTCAACGGCAATAATCCCTGTAAAATCAAGGGGTTACAAATTAGATTTACGCAGTCTTTTTCAGTCGGTTGTGGTAGGTTTCAAATATCGTAGATGGTAGTAGTGACACGCTTTCCTTACGTGCCATATCGTTTAGTTGTTGTAGGAACGAGGCATAAAGGTCTGGGTGCAAGTCAACTTGCCTAGCAGCATAAAATTGGATCTCATTAACTGAGATTTCTACCAGTTTCATTTCTGTGCGTATCCATATCCAATTCTTTTTCCCAATATTGTGCCTTTTTGGTTTGTCCTAATTTCTTTAATATTGTGATCCAAAACTCGTAGTCATCAGTACCACCTTCACCAGCTACTGACATACTTTCAACTGCATCGTCGATGCGCTCTCCAAGAGCTAATTTTTCCGTGTCAGTTAGTTGTTCACCTTCAAACAATTGTTTTAATTTCATAATATTATTTTCCTAAAATGGTATTTTTAAGTTTGTTAAGCACGTATGGAATCATCTTTTTGATTTGAGCCGAATCATATTCAAGCATTTCGAGATCATCACCAATCATATCTTTAACTTCTTGTTCTTCCATGTCAGAAAAATCTTTTTCTTTGTATTGATCAACAAGCTTATCCATATCTTTACGAGCTGTATAGTCGCTATCAAAATCGCCTTCAAGAATATCATTGATTCCTGTAATAGAATCAATATCAAGATATTTGAATTTGCTATCTGGTCGCGCATCTGAAATGCGTTGTTCGTTGAGTTTCTTAATAAGTTTCATATTATGTCCTTACTGTTGGTAGGCTTTGTTTACTATTTTAGAAGCGACTTCGATATCTTTTAACGAATCATCATCTTCTTCGAAATCTTCCATTACTTCCAGCGCCGCAATTAACGTACCGAGAACATCTCGTGAAAGTGTAATCGTTACATCATCAGTCTTTTCGTTCAGTTGTACACCAGCCAACTCTAATAATCTTGTTTTATCCATGATAATTCCTCTTTCGTTTATTTATCAATCAAACGAAGATAAATGCATATTATGCCTTATCGGCTGCAACACTACCTGTACCATCAGATCCTTTTCCGTCTGCATTTACATACTTCGCACTATTTGAAGGTGTTTCACGAACTTCTACTAGACTACACCAAAGTTCTTGATTGCTACCAACTGGATAGTGTGTTGGAAGGAAAATGTCATTGACATAGTCGCAAAGGAACTTAGCAAGTGCTTCACAACCAGTGTTCTCTACTTCTACAAGCTTCAATAAGCCCATCTCACGAAGTCGTACATACTCAGCGTGATGTGGGTCATCGCTTGCGACAAGGACTGTGTGATCGAACGTCTCCTTAAGGAATTCTTTAAGTGGACGAAGTGATCCAAAGTCTACTACCCAATTGCGGGCATCAAGTGTTTTGCTTGAAAACTCAAAGTAGAAACTCATTGCATATCCATGAAGTGCTGAACAACCTGGAATTTCATCGTGAGTATAAACCTCACCGTCTGACTTCCCACTCTTACGATCTGCTCGCCATTGACGATATGCAATTGCGAACCCTTCTTCTGGTCCGTATGATTTTGTTGATATGTACATTTTGTTGCCTCTATATTATATTTTGCCTATCTTTCTTGTTGCTGCTTTTACAACAGGTTTGTGTAATCCTCTTCCTTCTTGTTGGAATTGTTCTGGCGTCATCCACTTAGTTTTTGCTGTTTCAAAATGTGGTTCACCAAACATATCCTTATCTTTAATTGCTGCAATGAACACAGTTGTTCTTCCCATGAAAACTCCAAGTTCATCAAGATGCTCAACATTACCACCAAACAATCCTAATTCTTCTTTCGCCTCACGCATTCCTGCTTCAACTGCTGTTTCACCTTCTTCATACTTTCCCTTTGCAATTTGAAAATCCGAACCACCATATTTTGTTTTGGATGGTTTCATAAACATCATTTGCAATTGTCCGTCTTCAATGATGTATGGAATAACTCCTGCTCTGTATATTTTCTTCTTAGCCATAATACTTCCTATTCGGTTATCACTACATTCGTAGCGTATTGTAGTACTATTTATGGGCCGTTTTGATGAATGTCTTCCCAAGTGTTATATTGGCGTTCAGCACGCTCATATTCAATCTGAGCATCCGCCAATTCATCTAAGTATTTTTCAGGAATTGGACGACCATGTCGATGACAACTTGTCACCTTGTTTATTTTATTCAGCAGATGTTTTAGTTCCTTTGTCATCTTATGTTCCTATTTGATTACCAAATATGTAACAATGCAATCTTCCTGATACGTGATATCCACGTTGAATTGCTTCTACTGCAATCTCTGCTATTTGAGGATCTTGTTGTTGTTCCTTCGTGGCACCAACGGGCATAATCCAAACATCCCAATCAACACCTGCCTTTCGAAATGCTTCTGTGTGTTGTTCAACTTCATCCCAACTTTGAGGAGTTCCGTTAACAACATATTTCAGTTGACCACAATTACTTGCCTCAGCATAACTTGCAACAAATTCAGGCTTAATTGCTTTCTTCGCCAACTCACCACTCGTGGAAAACAGTTTAGGACTACATGACCAAAACCATTCTCTATCATGCCACTGATAAAAGTGTTTCAAGTAAGTGTCTAATCCTGTCTGTCCCTTTTGTTTAAATGGTTTTGTCCCATTTGTCTCAACTGTTACATAATTCGGAAAATTCTGTCTGTTCTGAAATTCACAAAGGATTGCAACCATAGCCTCTTGGTTTAACATAGGTTCTCCACCTGTGAACGCCATGTGAGTATATTGACCAGAATGAGGATGTAAGAACTTGCCTTCTGGATTTGTACTGTGTTTAAACACTGCTTCAAGATTATCACAAATTTGGGATGCGTTTTCGTCGTGAGCGAGATGTCGATACTTCTTCGCCCAAGTGTAACTCGAATCACAACCATATTCCCAAACAGGAAGATCTTCAATTCGTTCTACTGTACTGACATCAAAATCTGTGTAAGGAAGAACGTATGTTGATTTGTCGGTCGGGTCTTTTTGTCCGAATCCGTCACATTGTAAATTGCAAAGGAAGAATCTTATCCATGCTGTTTGAACGCCTGTGTAGTTCCCTTCCCCTTGAAATGAGTGGAATATTTCACTATATTTAAATGTTTTATCTGTCACTAATGTCTCCTACTTTCTTATTATTATACATTGATCAAATCCATTTGTCAAGGGTCTCCACGGAAAAAGAAAAAGCCACCCCTATCAGAAGGCGGCTTTTCTCGGAGGTAGTTGCCATGGTAAGACAACTGTGCTATGAACGCTGAAATTTACCCTTCGATTGACTCGCGCCAAACCATAAGAGTTTTTGTTTCTTTGTCTTGCTTGACTCGAACAGCTCCATCCAATCCTGACTTGTCGAAACGACGAGACTGGCGAAGAACTGCAAGTGACACACCATGCTCTGTGATAAAATCCTCAGCAGAAACAGGAACAGCAGGAACAGCAAGAAATGCATTTGAGATCTTGTTGCCTTTGCGACCACGCTTTTTCGGTGTACGAACAGGCTTGGTTGCAGTTTCAGGCTTTTGATCTTTGGCTTTCTTTGCAGCAGGTTTTACGTGTGTGGTAGCAGTCTTTTCTTTCGTCGGCTTCTTGGTAGGTGTAGTCGTTGCCAACAGTTCTGCATATTCATTGAGATCGACGTCCGACTTGGCTTTAAAATTGCCGTTACTGCGAAGATCACGAGCTGTGTCGAGTTCATCTTGTGTCACATCAAGTGATTCACAGATGACATCATCAGCTGGTTTGTATTTGTCAATTATCGCGAATCGATCGCTCCAATTGAGTTCGTGAATGTTTGTACTCATGTGTTACTCCTTAAAATTTCGGTTTTACCCTATAAAACTATTTTCTGTTGCCTAATTATCCCATAGTTTGGGTTAAAAGTCAACACCCTCAGCAATCTTCCCACGAATCTCGTCAGAATGCTTACATTTTCCGCGGAAAGTAAAACCAGGGCAATTACATCGTGCATCCCCATCTTGTACTGTGACGACATAAGTATTACCCTTACTTCCGGTAAATTTGATTCTCGTTAACCCATCATTTTCGGCTTCGTCTTCATATGTATCAAGTACTACGAACTTACGACGAGCCTTACTGAAATTCTTCAATGGATTTTTGAAGGTTTTAAGCTCACTGTTGACACCCTTAAAAGCAACAAGATATCCAGAATCGTTCAAATGATAGATTCCATTTGCAACTTGTGCTTTGTCCCAAACAGTGGTTTCTTGTAGTACAGTAATCATTATGATAATTTCTCGGCAAATTTTTGAAAGAGACTTTCGTAAGGAATTTTAGTCGGAGTATTATCGTATGTTTCGACAACAGAGATGAACGCATCCATGTGCTGTTTGCGTTCTGAATCATTGTATGCCCAACCATCGTTCTTTGCACCATCGATGATTTTAGTTCTGACTGAATCCGGAATAGTTGTACCAGCTTCCATCGTAATGGCACCGAGAACTTGAAATGCAACGTTTCGTTCGTCACAAAACCTATCGTTCTGTCGGTTCTCACAAAACATGATCATCTCACCAAGATGCTCGGTGAAACCGTCTTTGAGTTTTGTCATATCGAAGTTAAGTTTATCCTGAAAGTACTCATAATCAGTACCAGCTGTTTCTATCAGATCAGCTTGAAGATCGAGCGGAGTATCACCACCCATTACTGTACAAGACCACCAACCCATAATAATTACCTATTTTGTTGAAATATACGTATATTATACGTGAATAAGGGTAAAAGGTCAACAGGTAAAAACCCTGTTAAAAGAAGGAGTTAATCGCTCAATAGTTTTAATGCACGTCGAAATGCCGCTTTTTGACGTGAACGGAGTGCATGCTTACCGGATTTTGCTTTGTGAAATCCAGCACCAGCAGATCGAGCATGTTTGGCAACAAAGTTGCGATTTTTAGATTTTGTCTTCATAATATTCCCTATTATACAGGAATACTATTTAGGGGTCAACCGATTTTTCTTGATTTTATATCTGTTTAATATACGTAGTTGCTGTCTAAATTTGCACGATCTAGTCAGCCATTTTGACTTGATACTAAGAACACCAGCACCTGTTATTTTTATGTGTTTCTTGTATTCCTTTGTTGAAATACAATCAGGTGTTCCACATTTCGGGCAAAGTGTTTTCTTTTTAGAATCCATTTGTATCGACACTAAATTCATACTCTTCCATCGTTGATACTCTGAATCCTTCATCTGTCCAAAATTTGACGTGATAGAAACATCTCGGCTTGTCACGATGACACATTGAACGAACGACTTGACCACTCTTCTTGTCGATATTTGAAATAACCATTTGACCTATATGATAATTAGCAATTGGTCGCGGTTCATCTTCTGACATTATCCGGCTTCCCAGATAAACTCCTAGTATTGCAATTATGCACAAGGCGACTATTAATTCGATTAGTGTGAATCCTTTTGAAAATTTCATCCTCTTTCTTTGTCCTCTTTTATCATTTTCTTGTATTGGTATCTAATAACTAATACGACAATTATGGTTGCTGGTAATAAAATCCACTCTCCACTCACCCCTGAATTTCCCAAGGAAAATTAATGAACCCAAAATTCTTTGAAATCTTTAATGCCCACACATCTGGAATAATTGCACTATCAGCAGCGGATAATTTTTTGTAATATATGACGGCTGTGAAAACTTCATATCCTCGTTTGGTATAAATATTTTGCAGTTCATATAATGTCCCACCACTATCACAAATGTCATCAACAAGAAGAATACTCTTCCCTCGAATATCTGGAACGATGTTTGCATGATCCTTATTATCACCAGCACCACTCTTGGAAGAATAGTTTACAGTCTCCATCGGAATGTGCATTCGGTGAGACAATTCTTGAGCAGGCATCAAACCTCCTCGTGTAACTCCTACAATGCAATCAACCTTACATATTGGCGAATCGTTGTAGTGAATAAATTGAGAAAGATGTTTACAACACATCTTAATTTCGTCGTACGTAGGATTAATATAATCGATTAATCCGTTTGACATATGAGTTGTTATTGACATTATTTTATTCCTTCATAAATTTCGTGTTCTTCAAGACGAATATCTTTAAACTGACCAGATATGTATATTTGAACGATGTAGTGGCAGACAGCTTCATTCGGAATACAAAATACTTGAATAATTTGTCCTTTGGTGTTATCTGCTACAGTTTCGACTTGTTGACCTTTTCCATATAGTGGTGTCGGTCGAGGCATTTGTAAAATATATTCAACAATACCTAATATAATGAGCAATGCGATAACTGGAGCAAATGCTACAACAATATATTTTTTCATTGTGTTACCTTTTCTATTTCAAACCCGTTCATCATTATAGATTGATATCGTCCAGTGTCAGTTTTAAATCTTACTTCATACCCACACTTAACTGTGTCACATATTGTATAAATTACTTGTCCCTTATCCCCGTTGACAACTGATTGTACTACGTCACCCTGTATGTGAGTCGGAACAAGGTTCTTTGTTGGTTTAAGAGGATGGACGGCGTCGAGGTATTCCAACGTCATAACTGTCGCCAAGGTAATCACAACAATGAGACAAATCCCAAACAGTATTCCTTTCAATGATGGCGTTCCCAACGGAGGAGGGCCAGACGAATATTCATGCATCGGGTTTTTTCCTTGCTTCAATTGCTTCTTTATATATTTGATCAACAAACACTTTATAGCGCCACTTGACCATCAATGTTCGAAACCATTCTAATCCAATTTTCATCACTACTAATCCTGCAATAAAATAAAGTATATTTTCAGCCACTACTCTTCCAACATTGTTTGAAAAAGTAGTCGTGAAACTCTTGCTGCTTCCAATGCCATACGTGCATCTTCAAGAGCGTTATGATTACCTCGTTGATCGAAACCTATTTCTTCAAACAAGTCGTCCGAATTAAAAGTTTCCCAATTAACAAACCCGACTGAATTTGTATCAACATGACGAGCACCAAACTTTAGCTCGATATCAAATTGTCGGAACAAACGTTTAAGAAACCAAATATCAAATGATACAACATTGTGACCAAGCAAACAAATCTTTCCATCAGCAAAGTATTTTGTTATTAATGTACCAATTGCCATGACAGCTTCTTCATTTGTCATTCCATTTTCTTCGAGATATTCTTTCGATAGTCCGTGTGCTTTTTGAGCACCACTTTGCCAACCACTAACACCATCCCATTTGATTTCAACATAAAGTTCTTCAATTGGTTTTAATGTATGTGCATCAGCAACGATAAATCCCCATGCGATTGATTGGAACCCTTCTGATGGATCGTCAGCATTAAATTTTAATCCTGATGTTTCACTATCAACAGCAAGAACTTTTTCAAAGTATCCTGCTGGTTTTCCTTTAACTGTTGCCATCGTCTGTTATCTCCACTTCTTCGTGATCTCTATACTTAATTGTAATTTGTTGCAAATCTCCATCGATCTCCAAATCACTGTAATCAACAGTATAAATGAACACATTGTTATCGCTCATAATATTAATTATAGATTGTTTAACTTGAAGTTGTTGTTGTCGAGTCTCCTCGTTCATTGTTACTTTACTCATTATTATTCTCCTCAAATCTACGAAACATTTTGATCATGGGAATGCTATTATAGTCGCCCGACTTCGTTTCAATGATATCGTGCATGTCATCAATTTCAAAATCAAAACCATTTGCATTCAATAATTCTTCAATTTCTTTGGCAAGGTGTTGATATTTGGGATCTACTCTATCTTTGTTCATCTTTAAACCACTGTGAACTATCACCAGGATTTACATCCCAAACATCAACAAGTTCAATTTGCTGCTTTCTAACACGTACTGGACCTTTACCAAAATCAACTTCTGTAAATTCAGATATCGTGTCATCTATTTCAGCGTTATAATTACGGAGTGACGCGGCCAACTTCTCCTGCAATTCGGCCTCGTGTTTTTCTCTTGCTCTTCGTTTGATTCCAAAAATATCGTACATTACTTTTTCTCTGAGTGATGTGTATCCTTACCATGATTCCATCCACCATCATACATTTTTGCTGAGTCAGATGGAATGAACATGATTTGTCCAACACGTGTTCCTGTTGCTATTTTGGCAGGACCACTTATGTTATGAAGTGCGAATCCAATGTGTCCTTCGTATCCACTATCGTATAATCCTGATGTGATAAATATTCCGTTTCTGTTAAGTGTGCTGCGGACAATCAACATACACGCAACACCTTCTGGAAGTTTGACATACATGCTTGACATACCATCATAAGAAGTTCTGATATCGATCGGCCAATAATGCAGTCCATCTTCTTCGTCATGTTCTGCTTCGATTTCTTCACCACCTCTCATATACTTGTCATCTTCGCTGAGGATGAAAGCATTTTCGTGATCGATCGTAAACAACTTATCTAACGTAAAGTCAATCGCATTAGGTTGAATGTTCTTGTCTGAGAATGTACCTGTGATCCATCCTTGCTCTATTGCTGTTAGTGGGTTAATAAACATAATTAGAATGTACTCGGTTGAGCGATTCCTCGAATGAGAGACATAAAACCTTTTTGTAAATCAGTCTTTCCTTCTGCTATCCATCGTTGATCCAATCCGTCCATTGATTTTAATTTGTCGACAAGTTCACCCACGTGTACAGCGAGTAATTTTGCATCATTTATTCTATCGATTTCTTCTTGATTAAGTTCACGATACCCTGTAATCTTTTGGTGTTGATTTTCCATTATTATTCCTCTTTTTGTTATTCTTGTGCAACTACATCTATTGTAATTATTTGAAGATCTGATACTGTGCCGAAATGTTTCGACTCGTCTACAATACGTCCGGTGGAACGTGGAGTAAGTCGTGGTTCAATACCTGCTTCAAGTAATTGTGATAATATATTTCCCATTGGTGTTTCTATTGTTTCGATTTCTGCTACCCACCAACCATCATCGTCTACATACGTTTTGTTTATTCTGTGAGAGACTCGGTCGAGGTTGATGTGTTGAGTATCCCCATCCATTTCTCCCAAATGAATAACACTGTTTTCCATAAAGTCGTTGATCGCTTTCTTCACTTCATCGGTTGGATATATTTTTTTGGATCGCGGAGTTGGTTCGTCACACTTTAATAGACGGGATGTGTATGTTATACTCATTCAAACAACTCCAATGTCATGTTAATATTCTTTTGAATGCGATGTAGTGTTGCAGGATCAGTCGTTAATGGGTAATCAAAATCAACATGGTGTTTAATTTTGCTGACACTTTGTAAGCTGTCTGTGTTGTAACTATATTCGTGGTTTGTGATACCTGCCCAAACTGGACCTGAACTATCACATGAATCCATTACCCCCATATTAATTAGAGATGGTAACTCTAATTTTGGTCCTGCATTCAATCCAAGATAATGATGGTACTTATCAAAGTCAAAATACTGTTGCTCAATAAGAATCTGTGTCATTACAACACGAGCATAACCAATATGAATATGTGGAATCGCATTTGGAACTCCAAGAATGCTCATACCAATAATATCAATATCGGCATGATCAGCACCCCAACGATATCCAAGAATCCAATCTTCAATATCACCAGTTTCGCTTTGTGGAACATACATTGTTTTAAATCCTGCTTCTTTGACAGGATCAATTAATTTCTTTGAAGCATCAATCGTTACAGATGATGCTTGAAAAGGATAATCTGGAAGAACAATTGCATCAGCATTACACTTACGAGCAAGTTCAATTAACTTGTCTGGTGCATAACTTTCGCCAAGTTCGAATGCACCATTATCCATAATTTTAAACTCTTTGCGGTTGGCATAAAATTCTGCATACTGTTCATCGTTATCAACACAGTGTGCTAACACAAGATGCATCGATGATTGTGATGCAAATAATTTACAATATGCAGTTGGTGTTATGATACAAAATTGAGGATTCTTCATGATGTTAAAATTATTCCGATCCATGCCAAAGCAAAAGCAAGAGGAAGGTAGCAAAAACCTAACTTAACTCCACCACTGAAATCTTCATTTGCTTTCATAAAAGTTCGCTCACGATCTGCTGCGAATGCTCTTCTAGATTCTTGTTTCGTTCTACTTGTATTAAATTCGTCTTTGTTTATGTACCAGTCTTGCATGTTACTATTGCTCCGTTTTCGTTGTCTTCTGAAACTTCACAACGAGTTAATCCAAATGTTTCGATTAAATCAATTGCAATCATCTCACAAGATTTTGCACCAAATTCGCACAATCCTTTATTAAAATTAAACCACATACTTTGGAAATATCTTTCCAAATCATGCTTTAACATAATAAATTCAACATCGCGATCTGTGTGACTCACAAGTGCAAATGCTTTGATGTGAAAGATGTGACGGTGTGGTACTCTGAGATAATCGACCTCGTCAAAAGGACAAGTTGGCCAATTATGTGTGCCTTCTATTTGAAGTGTACAGAACACTTCAATATTGTAATCTGATTCGCTAATTTTTCTTCTCCTAAAATGAGTTTGTTGTACATAGCGTACCACATTTTAGGAGAAGTGTCAAGGGTTTTATTTGTGATCAATTCTTAAATGCAGCATATATGCAAACACCGACGAGAAGTATAACCCCAATTCTAAACATGTTACCCAAAATTGTCGCTAATTTTTTGTTCATCCGAATTCTTTTCTTAATTTTTCGTATTGTTGTTTGCGGGTTTCTCTTTCAATTTCAATACGGCGCTCCATTTGTTTTTGCTCTTTGACCTCTTTGCGCTCGTGGATGGCGGCTAAATATTCCCCTACTGTCATTTCCGGACCTGCTGGAATTTCAATAAGTTCAAATTGTAAAATTTTGCAACCAGCATAAACATGAGGACCACCTGCGTGCCAACATCCGTTACCGTTATGTAATTGGGTTAAATGACTCGTTAGATGTCCTTTCATTCTCCACAATTTACCTACCTTTGTAAAACGAGGTGTGGAACCACCAGCAGAGAACAGTCCATCAGACTCTCGTTGAATTTTGTACACGATTGTTTTCTTGTCGGTCATTTTATTCTCCACAATGCGACTGTGCCCATTTGATTAGATGATACAATCCAAAACCGATGGTAAACAATCCACCGGTGATGAAAACGCCGCCTATCATTACCAACCAAAATTTGGGTGTAGTATAAGCGTTCCAAGTTACCATCGCTCCACAAACAATGAATAATGCAGACAATGCTGGATCAGCAGTACAGAAGAATGTCTTTACTTTGTTCATTTTCCGAATACTCCTTCATTCAATTCAGCCGCAAATTCTGTTACTCCGACCATCTTTCCATGCATGTAAATTGCATAAAAAGCATCGGCTTCATTTTCGAGAATTGATGGTGCTTTTAAATCGCACAGAAATTCTTTGTAAAGATCACGAAACTTGTGGTAGTCATCGTTTGCCAGTATAAGCAACTCACGATAACTTTCAATGATGTCTCGTGTTGATCGACCAGTATCATCCCACTGTCGCAGCATGATTTGTCGCAACGGCTCATTTGCCTTGTTAAGTTTATCCCACCAATCGTTGAGCTCGTCTCCATAATTTTTAGTCATCTTTATTCCCCTTGCGCTCAATATGAGCCATTACGCCTTGATATGTTAACCAAAGCAGTAAACCACCAACTATCGTCCACGATACCACGAAGGCGACTTCCATATATTGTTCAAATGTCATTGAGGTGTATTCTCCCAAACGAGTAACCAAGTTGGATATCCGCTTGATTGGTTGCAGTACTGACGTACCTGAATTAATTTAAGTTCTTCATGACCAGTCCAATCACGAAGAAACGCTTCGATCTTTTCTGGATCACGATTGTCCCAATACTGTCCTTGATTGCCGAAATGCTTTTCACACAAACGATTGTGCTTGTCCCAATCCCATTGTAACAAACGATCGGTGTACAAACTACCAGTAGCATTTTCGCATACTTGTTTCATCGAACCACTTCGATCTTGCCACACGACAAAAGCATCATAACTGTATGGATGTGATTGCTTAGTCTTCTTGACTAAATTACCGTACTTGTCCATGTTATGCATGTACTCGTCCCAATCGTTGTATGAATTCATGATACAGGCACCCATGCAGTTGTTGTAATTTCTTGTTCCTCGACTTCAACACAACGAACTTCTTCGTCATATTCCCAAGGAGATTCGTCTTGCGATTCAGTCGCACCGACTGAATATGAAGTACGATAATGTTTTCCTTCGAACTCAAACACAAGGTCATAATGAATCGACCAACGACTTGTGTCGATAACCTCATTTACCTTTGTAATATCGTCGTTATATGGAAGATCCAAATCCTCCACCAGAAAATCTTTTGTAAAAGTTCGTGTAGTCATTATTCGTTTTCAACCTTCTTTTTCATGTTGTAAAAATAAGTAGTCGCACCTGATTTGCTCATATCAAGTTCTGACATAAACATGTCGATGATAGCAGGTTTCCCTTCATCAACATTCTCTTTGTATATACGAAGTGCTTCAATCTGTTTAGCACCTTTTTTGCGTTTCGGTTTGCCAAAAGAATCAATCTGAACTTCCTCTTCCGCAACTGCCCAATGCCATGGATTATCACGAACAAAGTTCCGTGCACGAGTTGTTGAATATTCCAACAGTTCAGGCATATTGAATTTGTCAGTGTTATATGACTTACGAATTGTTTCTTGAATCAGATACAAGAAGCAATACTTTGCATCTCGATCGTCTGTGTATTCTTGTACTACACCAGTCAATTCTTTGATTCTCTTCTCGTACTGAGTACGAGATAAATCTTCACGATCATTCAAATGAATAATTGCTGAACCATAAGTATTCGTAGGAATGCCATATTCAGCAATTTGTTTGATTGGATTCATTAAATTTTTCCTGTAGCGATCTTGCAAAGTTGACGAGCATAACGAGGCATGTACTTACGAACGTACTTTTCTTGTTTCTCAGAAAAGAACATACGAATGCCAAGTTCGGGATGATTCATTTTTTGAAGAAATCCGCGCTTGATCATTTGATTTGAGAAAGACGTCATGATTTCACCGTCGATGCCAGAAAATCCAACACCATTCGAATCACGTGTCATTTCACATGTCTGTTCCTCTGCCGTTTGATACTTGTATATCGCGTACATACCACGAAGCATCCAACGTTCATTGTTGACAAGTTTCGTGCGTATATACGCAATACGTGCCTTGTCAGAGGTTAATTGTGCGAAGTCTGTGTCCATTGAATATACCAATATTGTTCAAATATACGTATATTATACCCTGTTTTGACCTAAAAGTCAACAGTATAACTCCTTGATATATAAGAGATTTTTTAGGCGTTAGACTGCAGTTTTTGTAGGCGGTGAGACGTGATTCCGACGAGATTTAGCACGAATTCTACTGCTGGAAAAAAGCGAATTCCGTCGAGAATTGGGTTGATATAATTTGTCATTACACAGTAATGAATCGTTGTATCCTCTTTTGTGATAATTTTTCCCTTGTTAAAATGATGAACAGCGTGGTGTTGTGTTGACTGAAACATCCCTAGTTTTTGAAGCCACTGAACACCACGAGGAATTCTAATCTTCGGTTTGTGAGTGAAACTGTGAATTGCGTTCGCAAATATTCCAAAGTAAATGCTGAGCCAAACAACGATGGGCGCTGATGACAAATAGCAAAGTACAAATAGTGGAATCGATAGAATTAACGATGTTGTAGTATTTTCCCACAATGTTCGCTTTCCCATTACTGCTGGTTTATCGTGATGCAAATCATTTTCTGTTGCAATCTTATTGATAAACTTTATTTTGGTTTTTCCTTCTGCTAGGAATTGATCCTGAATCCAGTGAAACACTCCTGTGAGAAAATCGGCAAGAAACCAAGCACCGATTATTATAATAATCCATTGTAAATATTCCATTGTTACCTCCCATAACAACAAACTACGATTTTAATTATACAGTAAAACTTTCTCCGCAACCACAAACTGATTTGCTGTTTGGGTTGGTAAATTTTAAACCTGTACCAATTTTTTCTTCAACAAAATCTATTTCCAATCCTTCTAATAATATTTTGCTTTTGCTATCTATTATAATATTAAGATTGTCTATTTTAATTATGCTGTCATCGTCGTTCGTTGTATCGGCATACTCAATGATATATCCGTAACCTGAACATCCAGTCGGTTTTACGCCGACACGAATTCCTTCACCCTTGCCTCGTTCGGCAAGCATGTTTTTCATATGGTTTTGTGCTTTTTCTGTTATGTTGATCATCGCCCGTATATTTATTCGGGCATGATAATATCTTGATAAGTTGATTTCTGCTCACGAGAATCATCCCACTCACCAAGTTCGATTAATAAATGTTTAGCGAGTTCGAAGTTTCCCTTTTGCTCATAATACAACGCCAAATTGCGTTTGTATCGTACAACATTATCAGCAGCTTCAATTGCAGACAAACCCATTGTCTCTTGGAGATTTTCCATAATCTCCTTTTCTGCCTCTGAAAATATTACCTTTTCCATATATGTATTTATTCGTTTGAGTCGTTTGCTACATCTCTTTCGTACCAAGTCACAGCAATTGCATTCCATGGGTGAAGACTTTCTTCGTGAGATGTACTAATTGTGAAATCTTGAATTCGATCAGCATCAACCCACTCTTTCAATCCAGCATACACGATTCGCACGGCATCCTCACTGAATAGTAGATTTGAGCCATTCAATTCAGCAAATGCTTGTTCATCACGTCTTTTAACAACAACTTGAACTTCTGTTGGAATTAACTGACGGTGTAACTCAATCACATCTTCAATCCACACAATGTTGTCGGGATCAAACTGAACAGTCGTAGTCATTATCGAACGTTGACTGTGAGCATTTGCTGCAGCGTTACGTTTTTCTTTTGCACTGTGTGCAAGTTCAAAACTACACGGACATGTTGAACTGTATGTGTATTCGGTCGTCAGATAAAACTTAAATGGATTCTTGGCACCCTTAACATAACGTCCTTCAAGTGTTACATTATATGCGATATGCCCTTCCATCTTTTCGAGACTTACTTTTGTTCCATCACTGAGTGATTGGTGTAGATCTGGATTGTTTTCTTCGAATGAATTCAATGGTTTACGAGTACGAAGTGCTTTTTGAATCCAAGGATATCTGAAACGGAGTTTACAGTAAGCATTGTTGCTTCCTAGTCGTCCTGCCATCTCTTCAATCGTTTGTTTAATTCCGTCAATTGTCAGATGATCTTTAATCGTGTCATGCATCAACAAATACAATCTGCTAAGGTTTAATCCTTTTGCGTGTGGATCATCTAGTGAACAATACAAAGATGCTTGTGCCTGCAATTCCTGTTGACCACCATCTCTTCGTAAAACACGAATAGGAAAATCAACTGGTGCGATTCCAACCTTTTTAAGTGAGACATGTTCACCTGGAATTATAGGATCAACTTGTGGGTCTGGTAATTCGTGATCAAGAGGGTACACATCCTGATCATATTTAAATACCAAATCGTCCATTTTTTCTGAGTAATCAACGTTGTTATATTCGCCAGATGGCGCTTGGTGTTGGTGTCTTTTTGTCATTGGGTTTGTTCTCTTATATTTATTTTTTGTATATTATACACGGTATCGAGGATAAAATCAACTCGATCATCTATATGTGCTTGGGTTATTCTGTGATATGATTTTGAATTGGGTGACATCAGCCAAGTGAATTTCTGCATTGACAAATCAGCCATTACCGAATAATATTGATTAGACCCTCTTACACCATCGTGTTCCACATCAAATATTCCACTTTCAATATAAAATACATGTGAATAATTTTGTTGGTGGTGTTTACAGGTTTCAAAATATGAATCGATATAGTCACTATATTGATTTTCTTTGCCCAGTGTAATTAATGCATACGTAAATAAATCAGCATATGTTCTTTCAGTGAACCATACTTGTTTCGCTGACCCAATCTTCCCAGATACACCATGAAATGCTACATCTTCATCAGCACATTTTCGTTTAAGTATTTCGTCTTGAAACTTAATGGTTAAATCGTGATCATTATTTACTTCTTGCAATGTCACACCCCAATCGCTCATTATCGAACGAGAAGTTTTTCGGGTGACAACATTGTATCCTCTGTTTTCCAGTTCGTTTAAAACTGTTGATTTTCCAGATCCTTGCGATCCTGATATTGCTACTAACATTATACTAAATAACTCGGCGTAAATGATTTATTTTCTCCAGCAGCCGAAAATGATTGCCAAACATCATGTGGTTGAAAAGTTTTCTCGTCTCCAAGTTTGATATGAATGTTTGGTAAAATTTCAACGTCCATCAATATGTTCAATGCTTCTTCTACAACACTATCTGATATTTTCTCTCGATCAAGGCAGATTTCTACATCGAGATTGTTACTTATTTTGATATATTCTTGAACTTTTATTGATCCTGACGCCATGATATCTTGTGCGGTTTCGTCTAACTTATCTGGATTGTTAATTTGACTCCAAGCAGCTTCATACGCTTTCGCATAGTAATGTGACTTTAGTGTTACTACTGTCACCTCTTCGAACCATTCTTTATTTGCCTCTGCTGCAAATACTAGATCTGGCCAATTAACTTTCTTTTTAGACACTTTGTCTTTTAACGTTGGCATATTATTTCTCTTTTTTATTATCTTCTATATGATGTAATTTGTTTAATTTAATTAACATGTCTCCAAGAATATCATTATTCTTTTTGAGTTTTTTCGTAAAATAGTCTTTCTTTGGTTTTGTTTTTGCTAGTTGAATTTTTTGATTTAATTCTTTTGAAACAGTTGCTAATCGTTTTGCTTCAATTAATACACGATCAGATAAGGAAAGGTCATTTGTTTCGAGCTTGTCGTATGTAAGGTGGACTGGATCATTAATCGTGATGTCGTTGCCAGGACTCATTTCTTTATCCCGTCCACTGTTATAGTAGTATCGCCTTTTGATCTATCTGCGATGACGGCTTCAAGTTGTTTGATACCAACATTAATCTGTCGTAACATTTGATTGCTATTCATCGAGCTTGCTGTTAATGCTCGACCTCGCATAATAGATAATTGTTCGTATAAATCACTAAGTGACATGGTTCCCCACTTGTCAGCTTCGATTTCGGTATAATTGTTAGCCATAAATTCTTCCTCATATTATTCTTATATTATAGAGGATTTATGAGGGAAAATCAACAGGGTTAATTAGGCAACCCTTTGATATTTAACATTTGAATGTTTCCAGTTGTCCATAATGTCATGAATTGGGTACCATCTTCTGATTTCATTGATCCTGCTGGAATGTCTGTACCTGCAAGGATATTACGTCGAATATCGAGTTCATCATCAACAACTTCACCAATATGATACATCCAAAGTTCTTCGAATGTTCCTTCTTCGTCTTGGCGTTTGTATACGAGATGGGCATTATCTACTTTACGAATGACCCCCATTTTATTTGGGTCTTCTGGTTCTTCATCATCAAGATTTGCATCTTCATCGTCCATTGTTTCGGGATCATTAAACTCGTCATCGTAATCTTCATCTTCTGCTTGATCCATATTAACATCTGGATCATCTTCATCCATATCAACTTCATCCACTTCTTCGTCTTCGTCGTATTCTTCATCGTCACGAGGATCCATTCCGCGTGAATCGTGCTGGTGATATTTGTCAACTTTTGACTTTTTAACTTCACCATGACCATCACAAGTTGGGCAAAGATCACCATATCGCTGACCATCACCTTTACATTCGGGACATGTTGCTGTTATTTCTTCGTCTTCTTGTGAAACAACATTCTTTACTTTTTTATCCCACACAGATGGGATTTGCTCTTCTTGAAGAACGGTCTTTTTTAAATAATCTTTAAATGACAACTGATCGGCCATAAGTCTCTCCTAAACGCGTATTAGTATATTTATGATACGACGATTTATAGAACGATAAATAAGAGTATTAAGGAATATAACATATGACAACAAAGAGATCGAAACGCGCGAATCCAGTTCCACTTATAGTCGAACCACATCCAGCTGATTATGATGGATATCCATTTATCACGTTGATTCAACACAGAAACGAGCATATCCTTGCGATTATTGACAATGCTTCGGAAAAATCTATCGAAGCATTTGTATTAGATCTGTGTGGTCCTGAAAAAGTAAATGAAGAAATTGTTATAGCGATTGCTGCTGAATGGTATCAGGAAAGTGGAGATAGATACCCTATTTCGGTTGAGTTTTCGAAGCGGGGAGTGACAAGTGAGACGTCCAAAATATTACGTTCGTATAAAGTCGATTTTGTTACAAGAGTAATCGGTCCGTTGTTGAAATATCCGATGGATACAGTCAAAAGCGTCAAACGGAGACGAAGAAAGTTAGTCCCACCAGGAATGGAAGTCAACAAGAAAGTAGTTAATTTAAACTAAAAAGCGGTTAGATAATTTGTTTATGTGCTGAATCAAAGATTCGGTTGCGACAGGTTGATCTTCTTCGTCGTAAGCGTAAGTAGTTCCTTCGTCAGTCAATTGTCCTTGTTCATCAAGTAGGTTGTAGTCCTTCATTACTTGTTCGCCTTCTGGCGTAACTACAGCAGCTTTGTGATCGGCTACAATTAAACGAAGATCGATAAGAATATCACGAGCAGCAATCATATTTCTACCATCCATTATTTGCTCAGCAGCTAACTTCTCTGTCGGCGCTGCAATAATTCGTGTCATAACTTCTTTTTGAGTGTTAGTCAATCGAACGGTAGGTAAAATTTCTGCTTCTAATATCTTCATGTACCTATTTATGTTTTGCTTCTTCTATCTTTCAATTTGTACAAGTTTACCACCAATCAATTCTTTGCGAATGTCCTTAAAGTAATTAAGATATGTGGTCGGCTTCTTGTGGACAGACCATTGTTTAACGAAAGCCATTGCGTCACTACGCCGATAAAAGAAGAGACATAGATTTGAATGACTGTCAGATGCTCTATATCCATCATTCCCCATGCACCATCCCTTAGCACATTGGTTATATGGTTTAGGATCATCGTTCACATTTTCATTGAGCCAATCTATTACTTCTGGTTTTAGTTGTGGTACGTTGAGCTGTTTAGCTTGTCCCTCAGCAAACAGTTCGTCCCATTGATTATCTCGTTCTGGATCTTCGACGGATCTTTTGGCACAGCTCTCCATACAACGATCGTATTCCTCTTGAATCCAAACTTCGGGGATGAATTCAATCAAATTCTCCCAATCTTCATCAGGAACTGAATAAGATGGAAATGCTGACCGTTGCTCATACTTGTCAATACTGATCATGTATGACGTATCGAAGTGTTTACCATCCCAATTGGAACGACTGCACCACATATGATTCTGATGATAATGCATCTTAATCTCCTACTCGTTTCATATTATTCCACCTTTAATTAAATGTAGTTGTAATACAATTGTCAGAGCATACGCGATTGCATGACTCTTCTTAAAATAGTATTGATCGTCACCAGGATTTTTATATAGTTCTTGTCTAACAACTTGTTTATTTTTTGAGTATCCGTTGAGAAGATGCTTCTTGCCTGGTCGTATAAGTGATATACAATCAGCTAACTCTTGAACAGATGTTGGTTTAACCTCAACAAGAATGTTGTGGTGTCTATGAATTTGGAATAACTTTTCAACGTTCTTCTCGTCTTGTAACAAATTCCAGTCTGGTTCTATCTTTACGAGTTTACGAATCTGATCTTTGCTTTCAAAATTATCAAGAAGAGACAAATGAAGAAAGTCGATTTTAAAATAACCTAACTCTTCTGCTTGTTCATATGGAATTGCCGATAACCCTGTTATCTTGTCTGTTGGTATGTTTTGAAGATATGCACCACAAGGATGTTTCCCTAATACGCCTTTCTTAACCATCGACGCCTTGACCGCTTGATCAAAGTAATCAAGTGGGTCAAAGTCAGAGGGAAAATCAATGTCAATATCCATAAGCGGATATTATACACTAACAATTACGGTAAATCAACTGTTATGGGAAGATTGTAAACGGACGGTTTCTTTCAGGCGTTACAGATTGTACATAGGATTGATAGTGCAAATCAACTTCTAAAAGAAAAGCATCAGATGCGAAATCATCTTCTGTTGCAGCTCCATCACGATATATTCTCATCAACACCATAGTATCAGCTTCAATGTTTGTCCCATCAATTATAGTTGATATTGGTGGCGAGCCTCCAGTTTCATTTGGTGTTCCTTCTCTTATGTGATGTATATATTGTCCAGCAACAGCATCATCTAATGTGATAGTAGTGGTTGCAGGGAATGCTTCAAATTCATATCCACGAGCGATAGTATATTCCATTACCCACCGTACACTTGTACTTCCTGGTGATGCATCATTGTGTGTCCAATGAAGGTGTGGATAAATATCAGTTCCTGGCACGTAATCGTGATTAAAATGAAACGATACGTATGCTTGTTCAAGACTTGCGGGAGCAAATGCCCAAGCAAAAACATTATCTCTAACGATTTCCCAGTCAGGAGCAGTTCCTGGCACGGCTGTATTAACATCAATGTGTCCTCTTAAATCATTCCAACCCCAGTTACTCGCTGAACTTGATGGACGTGATATCCATTCGGCTCCATCCCACACATAATTTCCAGCAAGATAAGTTGCGACAAGCGGAGAACCAGAAGCAATATCAGCAGTTAATAAAAATTGATTACCGACCGAAGGACTAACTGGAAACGATGTTCCAGTTCCTGGTGATATTTGAAAACTTTGAATTGGTGGTTGTGCCATTATATTCTCCTATTAACCAAATCCGTAAAATTCTACGTCATCGGTTGGTTGTACGCCGCTTCCAGCAAGGAAGGTAACAGTAGTTGGAGCAGTAATTGAATACGATCCATCAACTGGGCTACCACCTGACGCTTCTTTTTGTTTAACACCGTTGACAAAAACTTGTAACGATACTTTTCCTGCTGCTGGTGTGCTAAAACTAAATGCTGTTGTAAACACGTCTGGCGATCCACCACCATCTGATCCTGATTGAGCGTCATAATCTGGATGCGTGGCTACCGTTAGGTCTATGCCGTTCCATGTAAGTGCGCCGGACACGTTGTATAGTTTGTCTGTTGTGACAGATGGAGCTGTTGTTTGTGCAATTACAATCGCTCCAGCTTCGCCAGATACTGCTGCACCTGGCGTTAAAGTAATATCACCAGCATCACCTGATGTTAATCCACCGTCACCTGATGTAATTGCTACATCGCCACCAGCGCCGGTACCTGCACCAGCAGTCACACTACCGGCGGTTATTGATAATGTTCCGGCTGATTGAGTAAGATTACCATTACCACTGAATATTGATGTGTTTCCGCCTGGACCAGGTCCAGCGCCGCTAACGGCGCCACCACCCAAGCTGACGTCGCCTGGGGTCGCTGAGAGTGTGCCGCCTGCACCAAAAAGATTTGCGCTACCAGCTGAGTTACTGAGACCACCTTCGCCGCCTCGAAGTGTAACACTGCCAGCATTCCCGTTGGCAACAGTTCCTTCGCCACCAGTGATATCAACTGAACCACCTTCATATCCATCACCGCCGTCGATAGTGATATGTCCTGCTTGCGCGCCACTTCCTTGATGAGGGTTGTCTCCGCCCTTGAGGCTGACATTGCCACCGTTAGAGAATATATAATCCGCGGCGCCACCAGTTAATGAAATGTTGCCGCCGTTGCCGTAATCTGTTTCATTGCGAGAACCAGCAGTAATAGTAATAGCACCGCCATCGCGATAGCCACTGCCTGAGCCAGCATCGCCGGCACTCAGATTGATTGCGCCACCGTCTGCTTGCCCGCCACCAGCGCCAGATGTAATATCTACGTCGCCGCCTATGCCGGATGTTGCGCCACCTGCGCCAGATGTTATTGTAACAGGGCCGCCGCCGCCAGTTGTGCTACCTGCGCCAGATGTAAGTATAATTTCGCCGCCCTCTCGTGTGCCACCGCTAGCGCCACCGTATAATTTTATATCACCACCGTGTTGCGCAGCGGTAGCGCCTCTAAGCTCAACATGTCCGCCGCGGCTACTGCTTCCTGGGCCAGCACCGCCAGTTAGTTTAACGTCGCCGCCGCGGCTGCCGGAATAAGCTACTAGCTGAAGTCCGCCAGTTACATTAACGTCGCCGCCAGCGTAAGGAGCCTCGCCGCCGATTATATCAATTACGCCACCATAACCAAAGCCATAAGTGGCATCGCCAGGGCCAGCTAAAATATTTATTTTACCGCCTGGTCTTACTTCGTTGCTCATTCCGCCTTGTAAAGTAATAGCGCCACCATAATTAAGCCCTGATGTGCCGCCGTCTGCGCCAGTTAACGTAATGTTACCACCATCGCTTGTTGCATTTGCTGCCGGTGCACCTACGATGCCAAAAGTATTTACATCAAGAGTTCCACCAAGCTGTGGTGTTAAGTCTTCTACTATATTCTGAAGGCCGGTGTTGACAAATGCTGGACTGCCACCACCAAATACTTTCATTATATTTGTACTAGTGTCAAACCAATGTTGTCCTAATATTGGGTTATCTGGTTGAGAAGTGCTTGCAAAATTTTCCAACAGGTGAACAAAACTATTTGTGTGAGCTTCTCCGTAATTTATAAATCCACGGCCTGGCAAAAGTAATGAAGTTGCTTCTTCAGATGCTGGAATAGAATATTGGATTGTTCCAAATGGTACTGCATCAGATGTAACAGCTTCGTCGACAGGAATAGTTGTTCTGTTTGTTCCAGCACTATATGTACTTCCACCAGCCTTTACTGTATATGTACCATCATTTAATCCAACAGGTGGACTTCCAGTAAGACTGGAATTTGCGACTGTGAATGTAAACGTTGCGACGAAGCGATAAGTCATATCACCATTAAGTTCAAACACACCCGATCCTGCACCACCAGCAGTTATTGCTGCGATCTGTCGAGGAACGGAAACATTATTTGGCCCGTTCGCTTCCAAAGGATAAATTGTAAAGCTTGGTGATCCTGCTGAAAATGTTATGTCATAATTTGCTGCCATTTTATAATCCTATTAGCTTGTTAATATTTCTACAACGGCGCCTGCAGTAACTGCTGTGTTAAATACAACACCAGTTCCAGGCTCTCCGAATTTTGCAACTGTATAAGGTGATCCACCTACAACTTCATAATATGCATTGTCAGCTGTTATCTGGCTTGTGGATGCTGGGAAGAAGTCACCATTCGTTATCGGTAAGGAAACAAGTGTAGGTGTAAGAACACCATCAACTGTTGCATCTGTTATGTCTCGCTCAACTGTAATTACAGTTAATAACGGACTACCGTCTACGTTTTTGTCTATTACAGTATAATTACCATCATTTCCGGTTGAACCAGAAACTGTAAATTTATTCCCTTCATCAAATATATCTGGCGCATCTCCACTAAGCGTAAATGTATTTAGTGTTGTGTCAACTGCTACTATAGCATACGTTGTATCTGTCTGTGCAGCTAATGTTGAAAATAAATCAACGTCTGTTATTACAACCCCAGATAAATTTCCGACAGTATCAGAATATATCAAAATTTGATTAGATCGCTTATCGTATACAGAAACAACACCAGTTACTTGTGAGTTTATTTCGTCAACAATTTCTTGAACTGTTTCAACTGCGGCGAAACCAACCGTAACTGTTTGAGCACCACCACCATCAACTGCAACAGTAAATGAATATGTTCCACTTGTTAATCCAGTAGAAGATGAAGCTGAAATGTTTGCACCATCAACTAATTTAATTCCTTGAAAACCTCGCTCATCAACATATTGCTTAACACCATTTACTGATACAAACAATCTGTTGTATCCAGCAATGAAGCTGCTGTTAGGATCAACAACAAAGTCTGCTGTATCAACAACAGGTCTGAAAATTTGTTGGAATATGTTTTGTGTATCAACAGATGCTGAATGTAAATCTCTAACATTATCTGCTAATTCTTCAATTGCACCTGAAACTGTTACAGTTGATAGTGGTAGAGGACTTCCACTTGCTTGCGGGAACGCATCACGAAGCGGAGCCGAACCAAATCCATGATCAATAGTGACTGATAGATGTGTGTGAGTTAAATCAACAAAAAAGTTATTGGATGGGGGCGACAAAGGCGATCCAGATGGTACCGCAGTTGTTGTAAGATTTAAAAACTGTGATACACTGTCATATGAAGCTGAATTAAGAACACCATCACCACTACCAGCACCTGCTGCATCAACGTATTCTTTTGAAGCAGCACCAGTTGCTGATGGGACAGCAGGTAATCCAAGAACTTCACCACCAGCGGAGAAAGTAACGTTCGCTGCTGCGTCCATTGTTCCACCTGCCAGTGCTAATTTTTCTGTGTCAAGTTCTTCAAGTGCATCTTGAACATTAATAGAAGAAATTGTTCCAGGAGGACTGAAACCAGTTGTTTGAACTACAGTGACATTAGCTGCTTCCAAATCAACGTTCACCCACACTTCAGGACTTCCACCTTGTACAAAATTTAATATTTGTTTATTTGTTGGTGCTGTAAGAGTAACATCACTTAAGCCGCCCAACGAACTAACACCACTACCGAAAGCAGTATCAACATATTGTTTAGTTGCAGCATCTTGTGCTGCTGTCGGATTAACAACATTTTTAATTTGATTTGTTGACATATCGAGTACGCCACCAGTAATTGCAAACGAAGTTGCTCCAGAACCAGGTGCGACTTCCCAATAAAGTCCATTGCCACTTACGTGTATCGTTCCGCCCGTAACTGGAGAACCAGAAACAGGATCGCCTGATAATCCAAGACCACTACCGAAAACAAGATCACCTGTCATGCTATCGCCAGTTCTCAAAACATAGTTACCACCAGATGAAACCCATTCAGTTCCACTCCATACTCTTAATTGGTTACTATCCCATGGATCGCCTGAAGGTTCAGTATCGTACCATAAGTCACCTACATCTGGAGACGTTGGTGGTGTAGCTGATGCCCAAGCAGTACTTGAAGCAGTAACCCAGTTTTCACCATCATAAACTTTAAATATTTTTTCGGGTGCATCTGAAGTTGTTGGAGCGAGAGTATCTGTGGTAAAATTAACTTGAACCCATTGAAGATTCATTGGGTGATTTACGTCTAATATTCCACGAAAAAGAAGTTGGCTTGATGTATTAAAATAATATGCACCATCTGCGCTTATAGTTGGCGCTGCAGGAAAATCTGGAACTGTTCCTAAACTAATCCACACTCCTGTTGTATCATCCCATACCCAAAATACAAATGATGCTCCGACTCTCCAATATTCTCTTCGTGAGAACCACAACTGCCCTGATATTGGAATCAAAGGCGCAGTCGCACCTGAAAAGTTTTCCATAACATGAATTATATTTTCTTGAATTCGTTCACCGTAGTTGTCCGAACCTTTACCATACAACAGGATTGATGTTGAAGCACTAATTGCTTGTGCATCCAATGCAGTTGAGATAGGAAAAGTCCGTCCGTTAGTCGTATAAGGACTAACAGCAAAAGAAGTTGTTGACGGATCGGTAAGATTAACGATGTATTGATCTAATGTAGCCATTATGCTGTTCTCTCCCACATATACAATGCATAGTAAGGCGGCAAGTTTGCATCAGTACCACTTGAACCTGCATTATTAATAGAAATGCCAGTTGATGCATAACCAGTATTGCGTGATTGTGCTGTACTTCTTTGGTCAGGTGCGCCACCGTTATCGGTGTAGCCACCAATGTTTTGTTGAGCTGTAAAAGAATGTCTGTGAGTAGGATCTGTGACTCCGTGACTGTGTGTTACGACGATAGCATCTTTAGATCCACCCGTAGCGTCTACGGCATACAACCCACCTGCACCGATGACAACTTGGTTTTGTGCAATCGCTGACCACGTGCCTCCAAACAGAGATCCAGGATTTGTAGCACTTCTTGATGTGTAAATTGATCCAACAGGATGAGCGACAAGTAAAAATGCTGCGAGTGCTGTCGTATCAACATATTCTTTTGAAGTAGCGCCAGTTGCTGAAGGAGATGCTGGTAATCCAAGAACTTCACCACCTCCGGCAAAAGTAATATCTGCTGAAGCATCCATTGTCCCACCAGCAAGCGGAACCATGGTATCAACATATTGTTTTGTTGCTGCACCAAGCGCAGCGACAGGATCGCCACTCAATACAAGCAAACCAGTCATTGTATCACCGGCTCGAAGGACAGCGTCAGCGGATGTTCCTGTCCAAACATCCGGTCCAGTAGATGCTAATGCTTTTAATCCTGATACGTTAGTATCAAACCACAAATCACCAATCTGTTTTCCAGTTGGTGCTTGAGGACCTGATGAAACTCGCCCATTAATAATCCAAGACGATCCATCATATACCATCAATTTATCAATTGATTTATTATACCAAGTTTGTCCAATTTGCACTTTTGCTTTATCAAAGTAAGTTGGATCTGGTTCATATGCAAGAGGACTTCCTGCTTGCAATCCTGTACTTGAAAAATTTTCTAGAAGATGAAGAAAGTTAGTATCCCATCCTTCACCATATTCAATTCTACCCGAACCATATAAGCTTAAATTTGTATCAACATTTTCTGTTGTTCTATTGATAACAATGTCATCTAATGCAGTATCTGTATGTGAAATTACGTAAAGTGTAGTCATTATGCTGTTCTCTGCCAAATATAAATTGCA